AAATCAATCATAGCATCGCAAGTATCACCATCTACAACTCTATCCAACTTACAACTATAACCATGTTTATAAACTTGTTTTCCCATTGCAACTCTCCAACCTTTTAATTATATAAAACGTGCCCCAGGAGAAAGGAGTATAAAAAACCTGGGGCACTACCACCGTGAGTTAACTACCATTTACTCACTTCAAAAATCTTCTAATAATAAATAGAATCAAATTTCAAAAAACGTCCTTTTTATTAGAGTACTAAAAAAGGGCCAGGAGAAAAAAGGAGTAAAACCTGGCCCTTATAGTAGAGTCTTATTAGACTCTTACGTTGTCGCTACTATCCTCATCTTCAACATCATTGAATAGATTCCCATCACCTTCTTCACCGACATACTTTTGAACTAACTGCTTGACAAAAGTTCTCTCAGAGTCAGCACCACCATCAGCAGAATACTGAGGGTAGATACATACTTCAGCTGATTCCTCAAGAGAGAATCCGTCATACAGAAGACCTGCTATCTCTACAGAAGTTCTTGTTGAAACTCCTGAAGCAAATCTACCATTTTCAGAAATAGCCTCTACACGAGTCAAGTGAGCAATCTCAGCTACTTTACCTAACTCTTCAACATCTACATTAGGAAACATATATTGTAGAAGACCTTTCTCTTCTGCATCGTTTAACAAGTCCATTTCAACAACAATGAATCTGTCCATCAATGCTTTGTCCAAAGTACGAGTCGCTGTGTACTCATTACCGATGTTTGCTGTCGCAATGAAAGTGACTCCATCTGCTACTTCAATAGTAGCCTGACCTTTAGCTTCATCTAATCTCAAATATCTCTGACCTTGGTCAAGAACGGTCATCAAGATATTCCAGGCATCGGGATGAGCCCTTGTCAGCTCATCAAGTAATATAACTGCATTTTCAGTTTGAATAGCTTTGACAAACAAAGCCTCAGAAAAGTAAGTACCTTTCTCTTTATCAAAATGAGTATTACCGATTAGAGTTGCTCTCGGGTCCTGTGTCGCACCCAAGTTAAAATAGAAGTCAGGCCTATCAAGTGAATTGACGAGCGACTTAGCGGCCATTGTCTTACCACAACCCGCAGGACCTGTCATCATAATGTTACGACCACGAACAGCAGAACGAACTAAGTACTTCCACTTTAGTTCTTTCATCACGAGCGATTCAGGCTTTAGTGAATATGAATTTGAAATGAAATTCATTACTTCTGCTTGTTCATCAGGAACATCGACAGGTTCAGAAGCAACAGGAACAGAAGATGCTCTATCGAACTCTTCTAACGCTACTTGCTTGAACTTTGAACTTTCACTCTCTTTAAGAAGAGCAGTACCAAACTTGATTGCTTTCTTACGAGTGCTATATGAGACCATTTCGGTCACATCATTATTTTGAGAATCAATAGCAACTAACTTGCCACTAACTTTCTCAACTTTGATTAACATTGGATAATTTGTCATTTGAACTCCTTTATTTTTTCTCTTGACTAACAACTAAATATAGTATAAAAAACCACCGCAGGTCAACCGGTTTCTTTAATTATTTTCATTATTTTTTTGACCACTATATCATTTTCTCCTGACCACGACATTGACCTTCTCATTTGTTTAACGTGGTCTGTAATTAATTTCTTAATTTTTCTTTCCATTACTGAGCCAACATTTTCTTATTGATAGTTCTTGCGATTGCTGATACATTTTGTACATTAATGTACTGAGCATCTGCACCATACATTTTCTTGAAATCATCAGATTCTCTTTTGTCAGAATAACTACCAGCGATAAAATAAGAAAGAACTTTAATACCATTTTTTCTCATTGTATCTACTTGAGTTTTAGTATGAGTCAAAGCACCATTGTGATAATACTCAATGTCATTGTTTCCAAACATCGGCATCCCATCTGAGTAGTTTACAAAGTAAGAATCTTTACCTTGTGAATCACTAATGATGGATTTCATAACAGCCTCAAAACACAAACCTTCAGGAGTAGTTCCTGCTGAATGAAGCATATAAAACATAGACTTGATTTTTTGAATTGAATCTTTACGAGAATCATAAGCATTCAAAATAAATGGAAGACATTGACCATAAGTATGTTCACCTGTTGTAGTCCTCAAACTAATCTTGACATCAATCCCTTCAATCATTGAACAAGCCTTCGCAACTGCTACTGCACTCACCATCGCTTGGTCAAACTTGTCACCACTCATTGAACCTGAAACATCAATAGAAATATGAATGAATGCATCAGCAAATGAAGTCTTGAAAGTATTAGAGAAAACCCTATCATTACCAAAACCTAACTCAGCAATCAATCTTCTGTCAATACGTCCTGTATCTCTACGTGTACTTTTTAAAGTAGTATCCTCGTTACGTATCTTTAGTTTACGACCTAAGATAGTTCCCATCTGTAAACCTTTGTTAATAACCTCTTGCTTTCTTTCAACGTTCCAACTACTATCAGTTGCACATGGAATAAGACAAGCTTCAACAGCAGACTTAGACAAGTCCATTTCAATAACTCTTGTAATACCATCCTTACGATAATAAGAATTGTCCTCATACTTCTCACCTGCTTCGTGAATCTTAGCCTCAGACTTGTCCATCGCATTAACTGCCTTAGCATCTTTTTTAGTCAACTTAGTTTTACGTGGACCATCATTGATAAAGTCTTTTTGCTTTTGTACAGCATTCTCAATCATTTGCTCTTGACGGTCAGACAACTCAGGCTTACCATCGTCAGCTTTCATTTCCTTGTCACCTGAGTCAACTTCACTACCATCACCATTACCACTACCGCCTTGAGAATCATCATCACCTTCTTGGCCTTCAGAATCTTCACCCTCACCATCTTGAGAAGCATCCTGAGTTGGAAGAAGATTCATAATAAACTCGTGAATTTTCTTAGCCAACTCAAATACTTCTTCTGTGTTAGAGAGACGAGAAATATTTCTCATATCAATCATTTTGTAAATCTCACGAAGTCCTGGAAGACAATCAAGATTACGATTGATATTAGTAAAGTTAATCATATGATTCATATAATTTTCATAAGTCTGCTCATCCCAAACATTAGTCTTTAGAGCTTTGTTAATGTGATTAGAATGAAAATACTTATCATACATCGCATCATAGTAACCCATATATCCTGGAGCAGAAGAATACATATAAAAGTCAATCCTTCTGTCCTCGATGTAATTGGCAATAGACTTGATATTCATAATATCCTCATTAGGAACATTATCGTGTCTCATTTGATTAAGAAAACTCTTTAAAGAATCAAAATCTGTTTTGACAATGTGAGATGCCTCGTGAAGAGCAAGTCCAACGGTTGAATCAAAATTCTTATCATTAACAGAACCACTCAATACAACAGACTTACCATCAGTATAAGAATCACCTTTGCTTGTGAACTTTACAGGAATATCTTTAGAAGTACAGATACGAACAAAGTTCGCAATGGCTCTACGATGAGCTGCAAGAGCAACAACATCTTTGCCTTTCTTTTTAGGTTTATCTTCAGATGAATCAAAGTCATCAAAGATAGACTTGGTATCAAAAGAACTTCTCCAAAACGAAGAATACTTTGAACCTTTGTCAGTAAATTTATAACTCATTAAAACTCCTTTTGTCTCTCATAACAACTAAATATAACACCAAAAACCAATACAGGTCAACCGATTTCCTTATATATTTTATTACATAATATCTTTTGTTTATTGGTCAATAAAATCTTACGTTTCATTAATTGTTCTTTCATAGAGAAAACAAGTCTTCTATTATAATCATAGGATTTAAAGTCTCCATCAACCTTTACTTCTTCATTCAAAGTAAGTATTGCTTCTAACTTCTTTAAGTGTAAATTACGAGTAGATATAAAGTCGGCATCTTCAGAATCTCTACATAACCACTTACTATATTTATCAAGAGCTTTATCAACAACGGCCATCTGTTTAACTGATAACGTTTTAAAAGGTATATTAGTTTTATTCTTACGATACGCTCCTTGGATAGAATGAAGTTGTTGTAACAAAGAAGATAACAAACGAGAATACTCATTCGGCGGTTGTGGCATATAAAGGTCATCGGCGAGCATCGTGCGCAATGCGCGACAAGTACGATGATTTTTTTCGTAATCGGTCTTATTCATATAGAGAAGTTAACAACGAAACTATATATAGGACAACCGGTAACTTGTGGACATCAAAAATATATCTTTAACATATACACTTGACATCCACGATTCATTCGGTGAACTTATTTTTTATATTTGGATAAGTCTAAATTAGGCAAAGGCTTTTTTAATTTCAAGTCTTTGAGTTTAGAGTTAGCGACAACGAGTTTGGACCCGCCTACGATATTACCATCTACTACGTGGTATATAAAAAATACGGTTGTCCATAAACCGACACGAACAATACGGCCCGGGTCGCCATCGACTTCCACAACATCATCTTCATTATAATCATTACCGAGAAAAACCATTATACCATCGACTGCTTCTCGAATGGTATTTTGAAATAACAAGAAAGCTATTCCACTTATTAGTAACCACGAATATTCTCCTACAACCTTTTGTAGCATCTGTTCCATGATTGATTCCTCTTTGTTTGGTTCTATTCATATAAATAAATATTAGGTTGATTGGAGTATAAATGGTTTAAAAAGTAAGAAAGTCAGGAAAATATTTTATTAGGATTTCTTGATTCACAGGTATATCAGATAAGGTAACTAATCTCCATATATCTCCATCGTGTGATTTCTCTATATGTGAGTTAGGTTCTTCACTATGATTTAAGAATCCTCCTAAGGGAGTTCTGATAACACCTTGTGTAAAGTAACGCAATCCAACTTCTTGATTACATACGTGTGTTATACCTAAGTACGTTTCCTTCGGAATCGCCTTAGAGGCGAATACACCTAACCCTTGTATAGTTGATTTTGAGATTGTTAAGGCTGTGTGTAATGGTTTGTATTTCATTTTCGGTCCTTGGTGAGTTGGGAGATATGGACACATAACACATCCAAGTCTACAACAATATCCCCTTTCTATTAAAAATTCTTTAGATAACATATAGTAATAAGTATTACAGAATAAGACATACCTTGTTTCTTTTTTACCATCCTTGATGGTTAGCCTCTATTAAGGCCTATATAGTGAAAAAATTAGTCTCGATAGGAAAACGAGTTTGAGGTCGATTCACACGTTTTCAAACCTTGAGTTCACGAAAAAGTCAGCACCTCCATTTCTACTGAGTTTTTCACTTTTCTCTCAAAATACAAAATTAGCCCAATTTCTCAGAAGTTGCTGAGTTGGACACTTCGTTCTCATTTAGTTGTTTGAATCTGAGCACCTTGTTTACTTTGCTCTGTATGTTATACACTTATACTATATACACTTGCTTGTATACTATACACACTACTACTTGCTACACTACTAACACTTATCACACTATGTGTGATTTGCTAAATATTATTTGTAGGACCAGGCCATAAAAAAAGACAGAGAGCTACTCTGTCTTTTAGTATTGAAGTGATGCCTCACTCTTTTAGATTGATGATTCTTTGTGAATGCGAGAGACTTAAACTCTCGTAGTCTTGCCTTCATTCAGTACTCGTGTCACTCAAAGACTATGATATCTCACTCTTTGAAAGTGCAATCTGAATCTCTTCAGTAATCATCTCAATCAACATATAAATATAACACTAAAAACCTATATAGGTCAACCGTTTTCTTCATCTAATATAAAAAAAAGACAGAGAGCTACTCTGTCTTCTTTAGTTGAAACGATGCCTCGTTCTTTTAGATTGATGATTCTCGCTCAAACATCAGAGAGTTGAACTCTATAAGTATTCTCAACTTATCAGCACCATCGCTATGTCTGTCTCGTGTGACTCAATGAATACGATATCTCGCACATTGAAAGCCCATTCTGAAATCAATCAGTAATCATCTCAATCAACATATAAATATAACACTAAAAACCTATACAGGACAACCTATTTCTTTAAATAAAGTGAATTAATTTGAAATTGGTAATAGTACCAATTGTAGGTAGTACTACCAATTTTGCTCTCTGTAGTCGTGAAGCCTAATCAGAAGTGTGTTTAATCTTGGATTTAGCACTCAACTCGTGTCAACCGATTTGTTTATCTTTCTTCTCTCGTAGAAATAGGTTGTCCTATATCAGGTTTTATTCGTAAATTTAGAGTTTGCATAAAATGCAAAAAAGAGTTAGAACTTATTAGGTATCGTTATATCGCCCCATTTGAACTCTTCAACTTTGGGATTCTTATCTTTGTTCTCGTCTTTGTTATCGTGGACCTCTATTTGTTCATCTATACGTTCAGTTTCTTCATTCAGTATCTTATCAAATTTCTCTTTATATAAGTTCATAGAGTCAGCCATTCTTTTTTGTTCTTGATACTTACGAGACATAGGAATCATGGGTCTATCTAAAAGAAAATAGCAATTATAACATAACATTCTCATATTGTCTACAGAATGATTATGATGGTCCTTGTCTAAGAAGTCTATCAGTAATGGAGTCTTGTTATCTCGCACTCGTTTCTTACTATGATTACACTCATAACAAGCATCCATCAACTTGCCTTCTTTTAACATTAGCCATTGTAGCTTCTGAATAGGATAGTTGGGATGTTTGCCTGCTAATATATCATTAGCTCGTTCATTCCAATTAAAGTGTAGTGGCTGTTTGTTGGGGCCTGTATGTGGAGAAACTTTAAACACATTATATTGTGTAGCATATTTCTTAAATGTGTTATAAGCTATGCCAAGTAGGCGAGCAGCTTGTGTCATAGACTCTGTGTTGTGTATAGCCCATTCTATACGTGACTTGGAAAGTTGGAGTCCCTTGTAAACAGGAAATTTAACTATACGATAGTCTTTTGTCTGTTTTAATATCTTTGTTCTATCATTTTTCTGAGATTTTGCTTGACTTGCGCTCGGGGAAGAGGTATTATAATTTTCGTCTTGTAACATAGTGAGTTTCTTCTTAGTTTAAATATAAATATATAATCAACAAGTAATATTGATATATTTATATATTGTCACTTAATACACTATCATAAAGACTTTGGTGAATCATCAGTAAGGCGTAAGCCTTTCCCAACGATTTAGAGTACGTTTAGAACCACAGAAGATACATATAACAGAGTGCTATCAGTACCATTATTATCAATTTAAAGTACTCATAGAACTCATCTTGTTTAGAGAAGCTTACTTTCTTTTCTACTTTATTCCATTTATTCATATATTATAGATACACTATGTACATTGCTATTATATAGCCTAAAGGAATGCCTATTATCATTCCCATAAACATATACTCTAAGTTTAATTTATCTTTATCACTCATATAAGAATATACAACCTTTTAGTGTTTAATACAACCTAAAAATCTTTTTATCACTCTTCTTACTATGTGAGCCTTGCCTTGATTTCTATCTAACATTAACATTGTTTGACTTCTTACGAGGGCTTCCTCTTGTTCTAATTCACTTTTTAAGTCTTGATATCGAATCATTTTCTTCTCCTAAATAATAACTTAGGTGACCCAACTCTTCTTTTTAATTCTAAAAGAGATTCCTCGATGTCTTTTTCGTCAAGTTTAATGTTTATTGATTTGATTGGGTAAAGCTGTTCCTTTACTTTCTTTGTCACTTGTTTTCTCCATTTGTTTCTTTTCTATTAAATACATTTTATCACCTATATGTATCCAACATGGAGCCACAATATTCTCTTCTTGAATCTTGTTCTTGATTTGTATTAACTCTTGTTTTGATAGTTCGATATCGGATGAGAGGATTAAATCGACTTGAGATTGTTCCGAGTGTAGTGGATTCAATGAAAACATTATTGTGTATAAGGACACAAATAACCCTTTATAAAGAATTTTTTTCGTTGTTGCGTTACGTTGTTGCGTCAACCAAGAAAGTCGTAGACCCACTTGCCGAATACAGCTACTAACGCTGATGTAATCATTGTTCTCCATTTCTTCGTATCGCTTCTAAATGTTGTATTTAATTTGGTTTCGGCCCATAACCCTTCGTGTGGATTGAATAAACTTTCTTTGATGAATTTGAGAGTCTCATCGTTACGCTGATGCGCGTTGTTGATGTCGTTGTTCATTTTTAAGATGTCTTCCTTAATAGTATCTATCTTTTGATGTATTAAGTCAAACTCTTTTCTGTCGGCTTGGTTCATTTTTTACCTTACGTTGGATTCAATGTCTCTAACATAAATATATAGTTAGTTAGAAACTACATCAACTATTTTTGATTTTTTAGAAGAAACTACTTCATATGAGTAAGGACTTTCATTTAAAAACTCATATACCAATGCTTCTGATGCTGTAACACTCTGTGCATTGACTAAATACTTTCTTCTTACTTTTCTCATTTTGACTCCACTCTTTGTTGAAGACTCTTCTTCAAATACTACATCTACTTCATAATATTCCATATTGTTTACCTTTGTATTAGTTTCGGGTGAGTATCGTTACTGATTGGTCTACCTCTGATTCGAAGGATATATCCTATATATGAATCAAGTATAAGACTTGCTGTTTCTCTCACCCGAATTATTATTTAATAATCAAATCCTTCGTCAGGGTCTTTAGGTTCGTCTTTCCACCATTCGTATTGTTTACCATCTCTGTTTGCTAATTCCATAGTTCTGTGATATTGTTCGTGACTCATCACTTTCCAAAGTTTGTCAAAAGATTCTTCATCTATTTGTTTTCTTTTTCTAAAGTAAGTCTTTGCACCTGATACACCGACATTACTTGCTATTTCACAAGTATCTGCTACTTCATCTGTTTTATTAATTAGCACCCATTTCATTCGTCTTTCTCCACCATCAGTTTAACCGAAACTTCTACTTCATTAGCGGGACTCCAATCATTATCTCCTTCATCCCAATCCATTTCTTCTAACCATTCAGGGTCTTCAATTTCACCTGCTTCAAACTTTTTATATTCTTCAGCTTGTTCTTCTGTGATTTCAACGGTCTGAAAGACATCGTTCTCTTGAATTATATAGCGTTCTAAATACGGCATTATGCTCTCCCTTGTCCTCTGTATTTCTTTTTCTTAAATCGTTTTGAACTTACTCGTGTACTAAATTTTGTACCTTTACCATTACCTTGTCTCGTCTTCTTACGAGATTTAGTTTCTTCGCCTTTCGTTCCGTGTAAATTTCCTCTTGCCATAGTTATTCCTCCAACTTGATTTTTAGTTCTTTAATTACTTGTCCTTTACCATGAGCCCAAACATCTATTGTAAGTACTAAGGTATCACCTGCCATCTTCGTTACAGGTGCTAATGCGTTTCTTGTTAATCCATCTGAATCTGTCATACTTGCGTGATTTGTTGTAGGTACTAAATCGTGTAGATTACCATCTACCACAAACGTTGTATCATATGCGTTCCAAGTTAACTCATCAGTTAATCCGTTGTGTTCTATATATCCCCAAACATTATTCAACTGCCAATATAAATTAGACTTAAAATCTACATCTGCATATTCTATAGGCTCTCCATCTGAATCTGTAACTTCTATATCAATCATATGAATAGTTTGCCAAGCAGGGCTATTATCTAAATCAAGTGTAGCTATGCCATCTATTATAGGTAAATTTGATATAACATTAACATTAAAATTAGAATCATACCCAGGTTCTGTAGGTAATGAACATCCAATTAAGAATAGTAGTGGTAGACTAATTATTCTTTTTACGAATCGCATATGGTTTTTTAGACTCATTTTTCTTTTCCTTTTGTTTCTTTTTTGATTTATGTTTTACTTTAATGTTTTGTCTGAAAGTGTCTTCCATCAATTCATCTTCATAATCTTGCCAATCTATATTACCCATTATCAATCACCTGTAATTCTGCTAATGCTAATACAAATTCTTCTGCAGAATAAGATTTACCACTATCATCTTTTATTTGACATTTTTCTAACAAAGTAGGTTTATTTTCAGCAATAGATAAAAATTGTCGTAATGATGTTAAGCCTCCATACGAATAAAAATTACCAAACGATACTTCACCAATCTCTAACCAATCATCACTATCCCTAAAAGTAGGAAGTTTTAAATAGAAAGAACCTTTTAGTTTATGTTTATCACTCATTTCTGTACAGAATTTACCAATAAATCTACCTGGTTGTCAAGCAATTTTATCTTTATTTTAAAAATATCTAAAATAAAATCAGAGTTAGGCTCTCCACTCTCTTCTAAGATGTTAGGAAACTGAAGAAATATTCTCCAATTATCTTGATTTAATTCTTTTGCATCAAACTCAATCAATACATCGTTAAGTGGTTTTGTAGCTCTTGTAAGTAACTTAGGACTTAAATCATATCCACTATTTGGACCTTCACTATTTAAATAATCTTGAAAGTATCTATCGTTCTCTAAATATATTTGATTACAATAAGGTTCAAGTGTGTGTAAAAGTTCATAACTACAATTATTAACAAGTAGACCAATATCATATTTAGGTGCTATGATAGGCTTTAGATATTCGTTGTGATTAACCATCGAACCCCACTTCCTAATGAAGTTTCTTGTACTTTTCATATTCTGAGTTAACCATTCATCACTCTCTCTATTCTTCATAAAGACTTTACCATCAGGATTACGTTTTGCTCCATCTTTGAATCTACTACCTCTACAAGTCATATGATACACATAGCCTTGCCAAGTCTGTATAAACTCATATCCTGCTAACATAAATCTGTTGAATATATCCGAATCTTCTTTACTTTGTGGAGCATACAAAGGGTCGTGTCCGTGTATTCTTGTAAAATCATCTTTCATTATACACCAAGGTGCAAATATCCCATCAGTAACTTTATCTTCACCTTGACCATCTTCTTCAATAAAATCTAACAATCCTTGTTCATCAAACTCTTCAGGTTCAATACCAAAATCAATTAATACTTTTTCAGGACCTGGAGGATGAAGAGGAGGTTCGATTCGAGTTAGTGATACAACTTTACCTGGTTCTAAATATTTATCTATTTCTTTATCAGCATTAGGACACAAATACATATCTGCGTGAAATATCATCACTCTATCATTTGTAGCCATATCAACTAATGTATCATAAAGTATCGTATGTCCTAATCTTTCAGGACCGTTGTTTCTATGTATCTGTACATTCTTATCTTTCTTTACTATTTCATTCATCCAATCCCAAGTTCCATCATCTGAGAAATCATCAGACATACAAATCTCGTGTGGATGTTCAGAGTTCTTTCTGATACTATGATATGCTTGTTTCAAGTATTTTAAATTATTTCTACTTGGTAAAATAAAACTTATTAAATTCATTATTGCTCTACCTCGTCTATAACTGCTCTTCCGTGCATAGTTTCCCAATCTCTATTTTTTCTCAACTCATCATTTGTATCTTGAGCACCTCTCAATACAAAATTAGGAGTTTGTAAATCTTTTGTCAATTCTATCATAGCTGATAAGTCTTTAGGAAAACAATGTCCTCCAAAACCCAAGTCTCCGTCAGGACCAGGAACTCCCCAATGTGCGTGACCTAAACGTTCATCGAGAGTCGCATACTCAACTACTTTATCATAATCTATACGTAATCTTTCACATACTTTATACATTTCATTAGCAAATGCTACCTTAACCGTAAGAAAATTATTAGTAACATATTTTATCATCTCAGCATATGTTGAATCTGTTTTGATTATATGTGCTTTAGGAAACGCTTTACTGAACATTATTCTTAATTTGTTTGTACCCTGTCTTTCACCGCCTAATATAATTCTTGTCTGATTTTTAAAATCTTCTATTGAATTAGCTTCTGTTAGAAACTCAGGACTAAATATTATTGTGTTGTTCTTATATATCTGATTAAGTGTTCGTGTAGTACCAGGTATAAGTGTAGATTTCAAAACTAATATTTTACCTTCTGTACATTCATCTAATTCTTTTACAACATTTTCTACTATTCCTGTATAACAACTCCCATCTTTCTTCATTGGTGTTGGAACACATACAAAAATAATATCAGAACAATCTGCTAACTCTTGCATACTTCCACAGGTACAATCTTTATCTACTGCTTTGTCATAATTATTTAAATTGTGATGATTTTTTAGACCTTCATAAACTGCCGTTCCGACAAAACCACATCCTACTACTCCGATATCCATTAGTAACTTCTCCACTTTATTCTTGTAGGAACATTTGTTCCTTCTATTGGTTTAACAAAAGTTGCTTCATCTGCGTTAGGCAATCTACCCCACTTGTTTCTAAATTTCTGCGCGTTAACTTTTTCTGCTTCTCTTTGTCTTTCTGATTTCATAAAAAACTTATCTTTTGCTTCATCTCTGAAGTGACTACCACGAGCAGAGAAGTGCCATACAACTGATTGAGGTATCATCTTAAATGTATACCCTTCTAATTGCATACGAATAAATAAATCTTTGTCTTCAAAAGAAGCAGGTCTGAATAAATCATCATTACCGCCTATCCACTTGTAGTCTTCTACTCTACAAAAGAATCCTGCTCCGCCGGCTTTACGAACTTCTAAAGAATCATTCATATTTACAAACTCATTGGCCCATACATCAAAAGAATTAAAGTCAAAGTCTTCTGCGTATGCTCCAAACTCTTCTTTCTCTACAAATACCGTTCCTGGTCTGTAGTCAGGGTCGTTTTTAAATATTCTCGGCTGTATTCTGAATGATGATGCTATCAATCTTTCTCCTGGTTCGATATCATCGTATAGTTTCAACAATTCTAAATCTTGATTCGGTGCTATCCACATATCTGAGTGGATAATATTTACAAATTCTGTTTTGACTTTATCAACACAAAAATCCATACCACCACCAATTCCTTTAGGGTCATAGTTTTGGTCTACATAATAGTCTAAATCATATTTTCTGTAGTTAGAATCTAACCAATTATAAGTTCCGTCATTACAATTTTCAGCGTGTATTATTATAGGCATATCTTTATAATAGGCATTTTGTCGTATTGACTTAACAGCTAACTTTAAGTATTCTAAATTATTATTTGTAGAGATTGTGGTTGTTATTTTATGCGTGTCCATACATCTTCCCAAGTATAAGATTTTTTATTTTCGAACAAATTAGCATTATTGATTTTACAAAACTCATTAGCGATGTTGTACCAATCGTGATTAGTACGGTTCTTGTCTATATAAATATCATTGTCTTCGCCCAAAATGTAATTTCTTTTTTGTGGATGTTTTCTATTGTGTACAATTAATAGATTCTTAAAATGATATTGTGGTACATTACTTAATACTTTATTCATCATTAACATAAATGCTGTATCTTCATTTATAAAGAAACAACTTTTTGGTATGTTTACTCCTGCCTTGATAACTTCTGAACTAATTACAAGTCCACACCCATTAAACTTATGAGGCTGTATTTGTCTCACATCTAATTCGTGTACTCTATTATTTATTTCATCCATTTCTTCTTGATTCATAGTGTATGGTATACTCCACCAATTTTCTGTATCAGCTTCAATAAATGGTTTGTCTGTAAATTCTGTATGTTCTAATGGTTTCCAAGAATCATCCCACATTTTATTTATACCAAATGTAGAAATGTATTTAGGAGTATCGTCTTTTACTTCGTTATGAAGATAGTCTAATACTTGAAATGTTTGTTCAGGTATTAATGAATCACTTTCTCCCCATACTAAAATATCAGCTCGTTCACAACTTGTTCTGTTGAAATCTCTTCTATAATCAGCTATAGTATAGATATCTATTTCAGTTTTCCAATAGACATAGTGACACCCGCTTAATATCTCTTTAACCATAGAAACAAACTTTGACTCTATTTCGTACATTTCTTTTTTAGAAGTATCTAATTTTTCTAAACCTTCATTGAGATTTAAACAAATATCTATTTGTACATTTCGTCTCGGATTGATATTACGTACAGCATTTCGAAGACTTATCAAATAATCTTCGACCATCTCTACTTCGTACCACTGAACGAGACATCCTATAGCAATTTTACTTTTCATAATTACTTTTTACTCTCTCCCAAGTGTCTTTCATTAAAGGTTCTCTGTGATGTTTATCGAATCCGTTGAAGTGCCAAACATAACCACATTCAACAAACATAAAATCTTGTAATACTTCTTTTCGTTGTAGATGAGTCATATTAAAAGTCTTATCAAGAAGATTCATTTTTACATTTTCGTTTCTAACTATATAATTTACAGGTGTTTGGTCATTACCTTTTCTTTTCGTCATTTGAATGTTATATAACTCATCATCATTCTCTGTCCAAAAGTTTTTTATAGTCTCAACTAAAGGCTTGTGTTTTTTACTATAAATCAAAAATCCTGAATTAAAATATGTTGTCCAATCAAACTTAACATCAGGAAAGAACTTCTGATATATTCCTATACTCTGATGTACCCAACCAACATTACTCTCATCAAGAACACAACTAAATTGTCCGTGAGTCATATTGAAAAAATTAGGACAATCCCATCTAACCATTGTGTCAACATCTATAGTAGCAATCTGATTATATTCAGTTCCTGAATTATCCAAGATATCCATCACCCACCACTTCTGCCAAATAGGATTCATAAAGTTTATATCTGTTAATGGTTCATCAAAAATCATTAATTGTACATCATTTTTCTTACACCACCATTCCCAACTTGCTATACAATAATCTTGTCCAGGTGCTTTCCCACCATTAGGGTACATTGATGTTATTACTATAATATCTTTAGCCATAAAGCTTCTCCTGATTTACTAATTTTATTAGTTCGTTTGTCGCATCTACACAAGTAGTTATCTTTCCTGAAAACAACGAATACATATTATAAGGCGCTTTTTCTTTTCTCACTAATGTAGGTCTCGCATCATCGTGTTCTCTATCTCGAAGTACCGTTCTGAAAGTATACATAGAACCTATGTGTTCTAATTTATCAAAATCTTCAAAGAATTTCATTCCTGTTTCTATGAACTTTTCAATATTAGTAACTTTAGGATTTTTGATTACTCCATCATTTAAATATTTTCTGAGTGTCTTGCTTTTCACTATCGGCTTTGGACCTATATTTGTTTCGTGAATAGCGTGTACTACATTACCTAATACGTGATACCCTGTATCACCATATGGGTCTAAACACATAAACGGCCCGTCCATCACTACAATACTTTTGTTTGAATATTTATCAGATAATTTAACAACAGGTTTTTCACATAACTCAAACTGATAATCTTGTTTTTTACTTAAATACTGATTTATATTTGCGTATGTAGCTAACACAACTAAATCATAATTTTTGAAATCTTTTATATCTACTTCAGAATTTAATTCTAAATCTATTCCATTACCATAGAGTTTGTCTTTAACTAATTCACGTAAAGTATTGTTATTAAATAACTTCTCGTTTACTTCTACCGTTAAATCAGTATTAGGTAAAGGGTTTACTTTTGTATATTCTAACTTATGATAATCCAAGAACTTCAAATATTCAGAAGGAGTCACAAGAGAATCTTCTGATGCTATACAATATAGATGTTGTATACTTCCGTTCATTATAGACTTACCGTATTTTCTTTCAAATGTTTTTGTTCCTTCTAAACAACTTTCTGCTGTTTCGTTACTTCGTGGATAATGAAATCCTTTGTGTAGTCTGTACTGATTTATGTCAGATGCGCCTTTCATCACATCATCTAACTTTTCAGTAAGTCTTACGTTGTACCCGTTATTCTTTAATCCTACTGCGGCTGTTGTTCCGAATATACCTCCGCCTACAACTAAAGCCTTTGGATATAGTTTCTTTCTAACTGCCTCTGATATTTTTATGGCATTTAGTGTCGAATTCCTATTTCCTCCTATCATTTCATAGTCATAAATTACAGCATTTAACATATCTTTCAAAGCATTATTTTCACTTTTTTTAACATTTTCACCATTTATTTTGTGTATAGTCTTTCCACTTCGTGAATAGTCAAAGTCAGCAGATTCTCCTCCATACAAAGATACCGTAAACATATCAGGAACAGAATGCCACTTCAAGTCCCAAGACACATTTTTCACCTTTACGTCATATCTGTCTTGTGTCCATAAATAAAAATGATGATATGCTAATCTGTCAATGAAGTTTGTATTATCACTTTTTGACCACTGAAATTTATTCATATGTAGCCAAGTCACTAAATCATCTCTCCATCTAAATACATCATCGACATATAGAGCGACTCTTTGTGAGTCTGCTAATTCAAACAATTCTTTAGCTGATTCATAACTTAATGTTAGTGGCTTTTCACAAAAAACATTTTTCTTTTGATTTAACCAATACTTGACTTGGTCATAGTGTAAATCATTAGGTGTAGCTAAGAATATCCATTCTGCTTCTTCAGGTTCTACAAAATCTGTTTGTATAACTTCTAATAAAGTTCGTTCAAGTACAAGACCCCACTTACCTCTTCCTATAAGAGCAACTTTAGGTTTCATATGTATATCCTGCAGATAACTCCCTAAACTTTAAAAACGTTTCCATCAATTCATTAGACTTCATATAACCAAACATTCCTTGTTCAGCATTTTGACAATAAGTCTGTAGGTCTAAATCACTTTTACCACTTTTGTAAGTGTGTGCTGAATGATGAATCAAAGGACATCTGTCTACTACTCCTACTTTCCAATCGTTCTGTTCACATAAAATACCTGAGAGTACATCTTGACCCCAACCATAAACTAATTCATCAGGAAACTGAGGATACTTTTCTATAAAATCTTTGTGTATTAATGGTGCTTGAAAGTCTACCCATTTAACTTCACGAATTGTATCACTATTCCAACAATGCATATACTTCCACTTACATTGATTTTCAACTTGTAATACACACGGAGATACTATTTTAAAGTCGTTATTAAACATCTCTTCTCTGAGTGTCTTAACAAAGTTATCACCTTGAAGAACTAAATCGTTATTCAACGATAAAAGACTATCATATGTTCCGGACATTGTAAAAAAATCTAAGGCAATGTTAAGTGCACCTCCGAAATATGTATTCTGACCTGTTTCGTGTGTCGTGTATTTAGACTTGCCTTCATCAGTAGAACCATTATCAATTAGAATTAAGTCGTAATCATCTCTTTCGTATGGTTTTAATTCTTCCCACAATTTATCTGTCATCTCAGGTAGATTATGATTGTATATTACTGCTAATGTTTTTAACATATTATTGTTAGTCCTGGTCCTTTAGGATACCTTTCACAGGCAGGATGTTTCATATCAGAATCTATAGTTCCTACAATCTCTCTAAATTCTGAGTCGTGAGTAGTAAAGTAAGTTGGATGTACGTAGTCGTGTAAACTTGAAAACAGAACGTTTTCATAATCATCAAAACAAGATTCAGCTAACATCAAACCTCCTGGATGTTTAGGTCCATCAACAAATATACCTATCTTTTTATCTGAATTTGACTCTATTAGTTTAGGTATCTCTTCGTATCCATCACCCTCTATAAATTCTATCTGTGGATAAAGTGGTTTGATAACAGATTGAACGCCTTCCCATTTTAGTCTTGGTTCAGGACCTTCTATTAAACAATCTATAGCATAAACTTTCAAGTCAGGAAAAACTCTACCCCAAATACTTGTAGAACCTCCTCTACGAACTCCTGATTCAATAAGAATATCTATTTCTTTATCTTTAGCTAAAGTATAAATTGCTAATGCTTCACTAAAGAATATACTATTGTCAGGATAACCTCCTTCAGGTCGAGAAGGCTCTATTGGCCAAGCGTGAGGAACATCCCACCCTACATAGGTTCCAACTTTTTCTATAAACTCATCTTTATATTTTTTAACACTTTTGAAATTCATTTTTATCTCCCAATTATTTCTAAAATTTCATCTATTCTATTTGATGTCTTATGATATTTGAGTGCATATTCATAACCCTTTTGTGCTATCTTTATCCGCTCACTATCACCGGCTTGTGATAAGTAATAATCAAGTACTTTTTCTAACTCTTTTATTGAACTATAATATACTAAATGCTCTTTGTTCTGAAATGGATTTACTACAGGTGTAATCATCTTATCTACTATCACCATAGCACCACAACTTAATGTTTCAAATAATCTATAATCTCCTTCCCATTCATCAGGGTTACAATTAACAACTATTTTAGAACGTAACATTTTATCGATATACTCTTTACCCATACTCACTCTTCCGGCTTCACCATCGTTATCTACAATGCCTACGTGAATATTTTTGTCTTGGTATTTATTAGAAACAAAGTCTGCTATCATCGCTCTGTTGAACATACACATCTTAGTTATTTCGTGTGTTTGTCTAAAAAATACAGATATATCAATATCTCTTTTAGTAGCAGGAAGTGTATCTAAATCAAAATCTAACCAATTATTCTTTACACAATAACTAATAGGTATAACTTGACGATGATAAGGTGGTATGATAAATGAGCCGTCTCTTTTTAAAACTGAACTACGTTTAAAATAATGTAGACAATCTACATCAAACAATTCTTGTTGGTCAATATAATCAATTACAATTATTTTGTTTTTATCAAATTCTTTTAGATTGCCTTTATATCCTGACCTATTATTTATATGTCTAAAATCAAGAAAAACATAATCACATTCAGCATAAGACTTGACTAATTCAGTTTTTGAATTAAGTTTTACTCCATCTTTTATAATATGATTAATTTCTCCTTGTGATTCGTTAAGTTCAAACTGCTCTATAGGAGGGACAAAAATCTTTATCATTGTGTCACAACTTTAGGTTCACAATTATAAAAGACAATTCCCGTTCCTGTCCAATGTGCATACTTTGAAATATCAAATTTAGTATGTTTAATGTCATCCCAAAAATCAATCATCACTTGCCTTTTATTTCCAGCAAAGTCAAGTGTTATATCATCCCAAATACAAATCCCTTCCCATTCAGTTTCAACCAAATGATTATGAAACTTTCTTTCAAGATTACCATCGTGTTTAGTGTCATATAAAATTAAATCTGAGTTTGATATCAAATCATTTTCGTAAACATCACCGATATGAAATTTAATATTTTCAAAATCTTCTTCTATAGCACCTTTCACCCATCCTAACATATCCGTAATATCTATAGTGTCTACTTTATTCTGTGTATTGTAAGAAAGTGCTAAAGCTGATGCGGCTGTATGTGTGCCTACATCTAATATATTACAACCATCAAATAATGTTGAAAGATATGCTAATAATCTATAATGCTCTTTACCACTTACCTCACTAAAATGAGGTTGATATTTACTTCCTAAATAATTAAAATACTTAGACAAATCTATATCATCTAATGTCTTATTATTTAAAACAATCTTATCAATCATAATATCCTCGTTCTATTGCTTTCTTAGCTATAAAATCGTCTTCAAGTTCAGAGAAATCTGATTGTAATTGTAATTCATAACAATTATTAACTCTGTATAATGGTAAGTGAGAATCATCTGCTTTCATTCTCATCTGTTCTTTAGATATATTTCTATAATGATTACAAGCTAAGTATGCTCTCTCGATACAATCTTCTCTTAAATTGTGATACCAAATCTCTGTTTCAGGGTCATTATGATAATTGTCTAATGCGTCTACTCCATCTACAATGTTAATTTCTTTTGTAGGTAACGAAGGACAATGTGTAGTCAACTTAGCAAATGCTTCTGTTTTAAAGATTGATTTGACTTCAATTTTATCTAACTTACATTTTCTATGTGGCCATATCTTTACAGCTTCTTCAGGATGTATATGTTCTTTATTGTGATTCCATCTCCAAGTAGTATCTGTTAATACTTGTTTAGGATTTTTATCTTGGCCGTTTGAACCAAACATTACCCAAGGTATCTTGATTAAGTCAGCATCTTTAAAAGTAGTCTCTAATTCTTCTCTGATAGTTTTATTAGGATTTCTTCTTGTAGTTATAAACTCATCTGCGTCAATAAACATAAACCACTTTGTTTTATCTCGTAATAAATGAGTATACATATTCTGTGCATCTATTAATTTTTCGTGATGTGATTTAAAATGAGTTGCTTCATACACAAATACTTTAGGATGATTTGTCACATACTCAGGATATTTTTGTGTAGAATTATCATCAAGTATATGTATCTCATCTACACCTTCTGCAAAATAATGTCTTACAAACGATTCTAAGAATAGATTCTCATTTCTAACTCTAAGTAATATAGTTAAAAAATTCATTATTTATTTTTCCAAAAGTCATAGATACCTTTTTCAACTTCATACAATTCCCAAGATTGTCTTTTTCTATTTGGTTGTTCTTGTGCCCAACTCCACATATTACTTAGACCAAGTTCTAAATCTGTAGTATCTTTGTAATCAAGAAGTTCCATAGATTTTTCCCAAGTAGGATGTGCGTTTCTAACTTCGTGTCTTGGTTCAAGATATATTGAGTCACCGCCTTGAATAACATTCTTTAATATTTCACACGCTTCGTTGATAGAATAAAAAGTCCCACTTCCGAGATTGATTATCTGTTTAGATGCTCTATCATCAAATCCTGCTTTGTATAAAGGCTCTAAACAATCGTTCATATAACTAAATGCTCTCTTTTGTTCACCATCACCAAAGATTGACATTGGTTCATCGTTCATATGTTGATACATCCAAATGCCTAAAACATTTCTATATCTATCCCATATGTTTTGTTTCTCACCATAAACATTATGAGGCCTAATAATACACCAATCTAATCCATGTTGTTCACCTGCTATCTGAATGTCCATTTCACACGCATACTTTGCTACACCATAAGGGTCGATAGGAGTCGGAGTATGTGACTCATCAAAAGGCGGAGTTCCGTGTCCGTAAACTGCCATTGTAGAAGTAAAAACAAGTCTTTCTACATTGTAGTTTATACAAGCATTTACTACTTTTGATGTTGACATCAAATTGTTTTTATAATTGTAATTTCTCATAAAAGGACTAAGTCCTTCTGCGGCATAAGCAGCGAAGTGATAAACTACATCAGGATGTGTTACTTCAAATAGTCTTTCTAATTTGCTATTATCTGCTAAATCAAATTGATGAAATGCTACTTCTTTATTAACATTATCAATATAACCACCACTTAAATCATCTACACCGATAATCAAATGATTTGTATGTTCAACAAACCAATCAGCCATTCTACTACCAAGCAGACCTGCTACTCCTGTTATCAATATAGTTTTATTAGTTTCAAATATTCCACCATCACCGTAACTATGGATTTCTCCTGTTGTATTATATTCCACTTATTTCCTCATTGTAAAATTTATTCTGTGTTTCTTGTTTTTCAATAGTCTTTGTATGTATAAGACAAAACTCATCTTCGAATGGTAATGCTGTAGTTACTTTAGCACCTGTTAGTATTTCGTGTACAGGCTTTACCCATTTAATCTTATCACTATTTTTATAAAGTCTTGCTTGAGGGTCAGGAAAGTTTATTCTACCATTGTCATCTAATCTGTAACCATACTTCTTACAATGTTCATCTGTTATTCCTTCTACGGTATTTATTCTCGGTACCCAAAACATTTCTACTTTAGGATTAGCATTTAGTAATGCTTTAATATTCATAATCAGAGTATCTGCAGGTAATTCATCTGCGTCTAATTGAAAAATATAGTCTTTTGTACATAGAGAATTTAAGTGATTTTTTTGAGAAGCAAAATCTTTATTTAATTTTCTCTGTTCAAATGTATCTATAAATCCACAATCAATATAAGGTTTTAACATTTCAAGATGGCTATCGTAACTGAAATCATCAAGTATAACTACTTCGTCTTCATCTTGTACTTTCCAATTCATTAAAAAGTCAAGTAGTCTTTTTAGTTCATAAGTTTCATTATGTGATGTTATTGCGTAACTAATCATAATATCGCATCCAATACTTTAGGGTCTATTTTTACAGGCTCAAGAAAAACTTGATTATTTTTTGCTCTGTCATAATAATATGTTCTATAAATACCATATCTTTCAATCAATCTTTTTGTCCTGGAATACACTTGAGGGCTCCGTCCTTCAACTAAAATCTTTATTATAGATTTTTCTTTATCAACTTCTTGCGGAGTACCAATCTTCTCAAACAAAGTAATTAATACAGACTCACTTCTAATAGCCGGAACGTTCCGTGTATCTAATTGATACCCGTGTAACAAAGTGTTTCGAGAATTAGGATGTTTTAATTTCTTCTCAAGGACAATAACACTTCTCTTTGTAGAGCGACCATCACTACCTTTATATCTAAAAGATATTATGTCTCCACGTTCTACTTTTGCCCAATTATATGGTTTCTTAAACATTTGTAGCAATTCCTAAATCTTTACAAGCATTTAAAAATTTGTTATTAGGATACACTATAGCATTATCAACATCAAGGAATGTTTCATAATTACCACTCCCATCAGGTTTAGGATATTCTACACGTTTCTCTTCAGGAATAGCTACTACTTTAGCAACTAAATAATTCCAATTATCACGAGTACCTTCAGGAAATATCATTCCCATAGCACCCATATTAATAACAGATGGATACCATTCTAATCCCAACTCTGTATCTTCTATTTTTAAATCTCTAACCAACTTTGTAAAGTTTTGAGTCTGTTCATTACATTCATCAGTATCTATTTTTAATGCAGAGTTTGTTGTGTATCCACAATCAAAACATAAATATGATTCAAATCCTTCTTTTGTAGTCTCCACAAAACAAGTATGAAGTTCCCCTGCAAATGTAGGACATTTTGCTTTCTGTTCCATTATCTTCTCTCTTTAATTACAATTAAATATAACACAAAAAACTAACATAGGTCAACCGAAACTATACTTTTTTAAGTTTAGGTAATTTAAGTTTACTATCTATTTTTTTAAGTTTAGGTAAAGTTATATCTACGTGTTCTGTCATCTGTGCTTCATACGGTTTAAGTATTTCACCTAACTTCTTAGTCATATTGTTCAAAGTGAATTGAGTTGAAACTTGTTTTTGAGCATAACCATTAGTTAAATACTTTTTGTATTTTGAATGAACTTGTTGCATAGCAAATTTTGCTTGACTATAATCTGCTTTAAACCACATAGCGCCTTGAAATCTATATTGTTCAGGTATAGCATCTTTGTGAACTTCTTGTAATTCACCGCCTAATAATATAGACACATCTTTATCAAGAAAATCAACGTGTCCTGAAAAATTAGTAGCTATAACAGGCTTTCCTGTAGTACTAAACTCTAATAAAGGTCTACCAAATCCTTCACCTTTAGTTAATGATACCATAGCTTTTATTTTAGGATGATGATACAACTCATTCATTTCAATATCAGATAACTCTCCGTGTAATAAATAAATACGTGGCTGATGTTCTCGTGGAACATTAGTTTGTGTGTTTCTAATATTTTCTATTCTTTTCATCAAATCATATTTGTCAGGCGGACTAAATGTACCTGCTGATGTTTTTAATACTAATGCGGGTGCGTTATCTACATTAGACCAAGTCTCAATAAATAATTTAACCAAAGACGCTGTGTCTTTTCTGTCTTCACCAAATGGTCCTGGTAACCAATGTCCTGCATAAAGAAAACAAAAATCTTCTTTTATAGCAGACATCTCATCAACTAAAGATTTACTAAACTCATCAGTTTTTTTGTATATAGTTTCATCGTAACCTTCGAATAAAACTTCTATTGGCTTGTCATTAGTTAATTTACCAACTGCGTTTCCTTGATTATCTTTTCTATCAAATATATTCTCTTTCATTACATTCTTGACGAACTCTGAAGGAACTATATTCAAGTCCATTGTATTCATAGCCTCTATCCATTCAGGATTAGGTACGGTCCATTCAACTCCGGCTGTGATACCTACATTAAACTTACCAACTCGTTGAAACTCGACAGGAACACTAACGTGAAAATGTATGTCAGGCTGTCTTTCGAGGTTTCCGTCAAGAACAATCGTATCAATAATTCTTTTATCTCGTTCATTATTTTTATCGAGTGCATTTTGTGGTGTAATACCCCATCTTATCGGTAATGTCTTTACATCATATCCTAAGTCTAATAATGATATTACAATATCTCTTGCGTGAGAACCATAACCACTACGAGTTCCTACAGGTCCTATAACTGATACTAATTTACTCATCTTAAACCTCGTATACTTTAAATTGTTTAACAGGCTTCCACTTATCAAATGCAGTGTTCATAGACTCTACAAAAGCTTTACCCATATTTTTTGCTGATAAAGCAGTCTCAGGTAACAGACAATAATCTCTACCCGCTTGTCCTGCTTTCTCTCTGTCTTCGTTAGAAGTCTTATACCACTCATAAATCTTGTCACCTGCATCTCTCCAATCAGGTCTATCATCAAAGATGTATGGTGTCTGTGGAGAACCTTGTAGTGAATTTGAAGTAGGCCATATTGTCTTTACCCATTCACCGTGTTCTGTATATCTACCATCGTGATTAGAACCCCACTCTTTTGTATAATCTTCTTTCATCAAAAGTTTACCATCTTTCTTGAACCCACATTGGTCTTGTAGACCTCCTGTAACATTCACAATGATTGGTGTTCCTGCCATTAAAGACTCAGCTGTTCCTAATCCAAATCCTTCATTAGATGCTATATTAATTGTTATGTCTGCCATATTATATAACATATTCATATCTTCTTCAGCTAATCTTTCAGGTATAAACAATACTTCTGCATTAGGACAATTCCACTTTAGAACTTCTATTAAATCAGTACCATTGTTATCAACAGGAGGAGTTTTCATAATCATCAAACAATTTTTTCTTTCTTCTGCAGGCAATTTGTCTAAAAAATGTTTCCACGATAGAACAACATCACCTGGAAGTTTTCTTCTGATATTTCTATTATTCCATAACATAACAAACTTTGTATTTTTATTTCTAATAGTCTTATCTTTATACTCTAACAACTTAGGATACAACTCGTGTTTCTTATTAATAGGAAAGAATATCTCTTCATTAATACCATGAGGAACAAGAGTGTTTTGCCAATCTTCTACAGGTACGTTCTGTCTAACATTACGTACAATATTCCAAGTTTGTTTTGTTATATTCATTAACAAATCAACTGATTCATAAAATGGTTCATTCCACATCGGATACGGTAAATCATCCCATATATTATAATAGAATATAGGAAGAATACTTCGTAGTTCGTGACTCATATCAAATAACCATTTCCAAAATCTCGGGTCAGTATAAATCATAATAGCATCAATCTTGTGCATACTCATCATAGTTCTAATCATCTCATCATTACCGTAACCTGATACAGGATATACAATTAATGATGCATCATCAACACCTGTTTTTTCTCTCAAATCATCTGAACAATCAAACTTCTTACCTTCTTCAGGATGTTTAATAGCTCCGCCACATTGAATCCAATTATATTCTTTACACGTTTGTCGAATTAATTCTAAAGACATAACACCAACGCCTGAAGTCATTCTACAATCATCAGACAATAAAAGTATCGTCTTCTTTTTAGAATTTATTACAGGTGTAGACTTTACTTTTTTTAACTTAGGCAAGTTTATACCTTTTGCTATTTCAGCCATTTATAACCTCTTTTTTCTTCTCTTTTGATTTTCTTAAACTTTCTTCTATTCTTAATAATCGTTTTTCTATAGTAGATAATAGATTTACTACAGAATCTATCTTGTTTGCTAAATTAGGTATTTTCATAAGTTTATACTTCCTGATAATGCTAGGTTAGTGTGTTCAAATATTTTATCTTTAAAGGATGGCTCATTCATATATAAATCCATTGCTCTGTTTACAAGTTTTTGTAGAGTAAATTCATCATCCATTGCTCGTACTTTGAACTTATGATAAAGTGGCTTATATACTTTAACCGATGTTAGTTTTAATTTAGTTTCTCTCATAACGTTTCCTCTGTATATGTATATATAAGTATATTTTAACCTGAGATTATAACAAAGTTTTTTCCTAATTCTTCGGCATATTTTATTGCTGAACGTGTTCCATTAGTAACTTCTTTAGGAACAAATGCTATTACCATATCTGAATGTTCAACTAATTTCTTATTACGACTATGATAATTACCAACGTTATAAGGCTTACCATAAAAAAATCTTTCCAATACACAATGTATATTATATGATTCGTGATACGGAGGAAACTCGTGATACTCTAACTCAAAATCTAAAGCAAATCTCTTAGCGTATTTATCAGCACCATACTTTGCTCCACCTGATACAATAATGACCTCTCCATTATACTTTTCTTTTAATTTGAATATAAACTCTTGAATCTTTCTTTTATTAATATACTCTCTACTACCTATGATAGCTACTTTCTGTTTTTCCATTCTTCCTTTTCGGGTTTAGGTGATGTTACGAAAACTGCGGCATCGTTAAATGCCTTTAGACCTTGAAATATATCTGCCGGTTCATCATAACAAGAAGAGTATGTCCATTGTCCTAAATCTTTAAGTTTTGTAGGTAACAAATTCATCCATACATGGTCTTGTGGTCTAACTTTTTCTAAAGGTATAATCTCTGTTTTGTGTGTCAGTTTCTCTAATACAAAATCAGAAAATTCTTTTACTTTTATTGTATCAACTTCATCATAAATAAAAACGTGATTTACTCGTATTTTACACGTTTGTTCTACCTTCTGTAAATAGTATACAACATAATCTCTAAAAGGCGGTTGTATAAAATCATCTAACAACATTCTTATACTAACTTTTACATCTCTATACTGCATCATAAACTCTTACATTTTGTGAACGCTTTACATTTACCTTGACATTTATCATATTCAATTCCTTCTTTTACAATACCATCTTTATCATAACAAGCATCTAAAAATTCTTCAAATCTTGCTCTCATTTTATTCATACTCGGCTTACCGTTTGCTGGAACGTGTCTTTGTATTCTCTTCTGAGGAAACTCAGCCTTCTCCCACAACTTTCTTTTGAAGATAAGAAACTCTATATCAATCATCTCTACAGGTACATCGTGTTTTTTAGCATAGTATTCTTTATACAATAGTAATTGGTCACTCTTTATAACATCTGCTTTTTGATATTTGTTCCATCCCATAGTTGCTGTCTTGATGTCAATGATTTTTATCTTACCACTAATTTCATCTTTCATCACTACATCAAGATATCCAAGAAACTTTAAGTCTCCTCTAATAGGTATTGCTAATTGTTCTTCTATACCTAAAAGTGTCCAACTCTTTTTGCTAAAGTATTGTCCACGTTTCTTTCTGAAGTAATCTAATATCTCTTCACCTTGTTGATAAAATTCAACCATATCATCTCTTGATACTAAATGAAGTTTATCAGTATCGACTATTTCTTTTTGATAAAACTCTTTCATCTTACGCCTTAACAAGTCTTCGATATCTTGCGCATCTGCATCTTTTATAGTAAAGTTATACATACATCCTAAATATGTTTGTATAGCTTCGTGCATAGCACTACCAAAAATAGTGTGTATAGATGGTTCACTTGTTTTAATTTTATCTACNTATTGTAACTTCCATTGATACGGACAACTATTCCACAATGAATATTGACTATAACTTACTTGCTTCAATTATCAAACTCCGGTTGTTTTTGTTTTACCCACTCTACATCTTTAACATTTTTTGTACTAAGTATTTTCATAATATCTGATTCACTTTCACCAAATAACCAAAATGTAACAACTTTACCCTTTGGTTGGGATATATCCATATCTCTCGCTTTGATGTGATACCAACGTTTATTTGTTTCTTTCACGTTTATTAAAACTATCAGCTACTTTATCACATACCCAATCTATAACATCTGTAGATACAGCTAACAAACATATAGCGATTACCCAAACTAAACTATCCATTACTTACCCCACTTACCATTCTTTACGATTGTAGCCATAATACCATAGTTACTCACATCTAAGTAAGCATCTTCAATAGGCTCACCTTGTACAGCATTATCTTTACCACTCATCAATAATGTTTTAAGTCTCTGTATTTTGTCATTCATTCTGAACCAAAGACCTGTGAGTGATAACTTTATCTCTTCAGATGTTACTAATTGTGTACCAACTGAAATATTACCTGGACCGTAATCGTGTTGTTTTCTACAGAATAATTCGTATTGTTCTCGTTGTAACCTCTGAAACTCTGTAGTCATCTCAGGCCATTCTTTTTCCATCTGTTCTACAATCGGGTGAGATTGTAATTTAAATGTAACATCTTTTTTTGTTGATGCTTCTTTTATTGCTTTAGGCATAATAGCTCCTATGCTTTCTTTTCGTTATCATAAGGAAATGGTTCTTCATATACTGCTTTCATTCTTGATGCATCTTTCATCCAACAAACAAGACTATATTTTATACCACTTTCTAAAGGAGATACTCTGTGTGTAGAGTGTCCTGAATATGATACACCGTCACCTTTGTTTAATGTTAATTTAGGGTTGTTCTTTAATTGAAAATCTCCACCTACGTGTTCATCAGAGTCACTTAGATTAATAGAAAACGATACATAACTTATTCTACCTTCAGCGTGCCATCCAAGACCATCGCCTTTATTTCTATATTTCATAATGTGCCAATGATGAGGTAAATTTATTTTTTCATCATAATAATAACACAATTTTTTATGTAATTTCAACAAGAAGTGTGGATATTCTCTAAATGTCCAATATTGCCTATCTACTTCATACAAGCCTTTGTTTTGTCTTCTAAGACTTACAAGTGGAGAAGTATCTTCTTCAAATACATCAGTTAAAGAACGTAAAAAATTACATTCTTCATTACTTAAAATATTTTGTATCTTCAAGTCAGGCTTAGTAGGATATATTAAGTCTTGACCGGAGTTGTTTCTAATTACTTTATGTTTACTCATATTATATTATTTCGTCAATTATTCCTACATCAAGTGCATCTTTAGCAGTTAAGTAACAATCAAATTTACTAATGTTTGTCCAATAATCAAAGTCTTTTTTTGTAACTTCTGCCATTAATTTATTACATCTATCAGTTAAGTCTTTGAAATGTTCTGATGCTCGTTGAAAGTCAGCAACTTTTTCTTGTATACCAATTTGTCCATCGTGTATCATTATACTTGAGTTTTTATGTGCTTTTCGAACTCCTGTTCCCGCAGCAAGTATTACTGCTCCTGCGCTCATACAAGTTCCAAGGCAAATAGTATTTACCTTTACAGGCATACTTCTCATCTTATCTATGAGTCCAAACATAGCATACGTATCACCACCAAACGAGTTGATGTTAATAGTAATATCCATACCAGGATTAAATCTATTTAAGATATCCATATGAATAGCACCTGAGTGTAAAGTCTCACCTCCAACATCACCTGCAAGATATAAAGTGTTTGTATCTGTATTAATACCCCATTCAAGTTCTTGTATTAACATTGAATGAAAGTTTCTATCGCCTTCGTTTACTCGGTTTTTAAGATTCATAATCGTATACCTTACGTATTTCCTTTTCGGTTATGCCGTATCTTGTTAAGTGTTCATATAATTCTAATTTACCACCTGCAGAAATCATATACATCTCCATAGCTTCATGGGCTTCTGTTAGTGATATTTCAAAGTGTTTTGAGATTATTTCTAACCATTGTTTGGGCCAATTCATACTTTTATCCTTACCTATGTATTTAAAAAAAAATGATTTATAGTTCGGCAATAACTCTGACCACAATAAAAAGTGATACTTATCTTTTAGTTTTGCTGAACCCTGTTGTATCTGTACATCGTTTACTGAAGTAATAAAATCAGGTTCCATTGACAGATATCGATTAATCATATATTGACTATACTTCTTCTTACTATCATCAAGAGAGTTCCAAAATTTTTCATTCTCTTGATATTGTTTACTTGTGATTCTCTTTAAAAAATCATAAAAGCTTTTAACGTTAGCCAAGAGTACTTGCCTCCCGTTTAAACTTCTCAGGAACTTCGTTGCATTTGATACACGCATAGACTTGAATAGGAACTATTGCTTCTTGTCCTGTAGGAGATACTAATGGAGATAATCTCTTCATTGCCATTACAGGTTGAAAGTATGTACTACCACAATCTTGTGCCTCGCACGTTATATCTTCTGCTTTACTTATGTCTACTTGTACTTCTTGTTGATTCATTTTAAAACTCCTAATATTTCTACAAACATAGCCATTATGTTAATTTCTTTATCAACTGCTAAACTATCCATATTTTGATAACGAGCTAATAATAAAATTATGTCAGCTTTTTGACTACCTTTATCTGCTAACTTATCTAATCTGTCATACATTAAACTAAACAAAGGAGTAAAGTCTCTAACTTTATTCTTCATCAAAAGTTTACGTACAGCTACAAAAGCATCTTTCTTGTTTAGTGACTTGTCACCTAATAGTTCAATCAGTTTCAACTTGTAATCTGAATCTCTTAGTTCTTCTACACCTGAATTTAATTTACCATCAATAGATTGTTTCTGAAGATAGTTAATTACTCTTCTGATATCAGGATAACAAGCGTCTATAATTGTAGCAATAGTCTCTATATCGTATTCAACATTTTCTTGTTCAAGAACTTTTACACAATGTTTACCTACTTCAGCTCTGTTAGGCGGAATCAATTCATAATCTTGGCATCTACTTTGTAAAGGGTCAATGACCTTTTCTTTATAGTTACAAGTCAGTATAAATTTACAATGTGATGAATAAGACTCCATTAGATTCCTAAGTGCGGCTTGTGCTGATGCGGACATATAATCACACTCATCTAATATAACAATTTTTATATTAGAGATAGCAGTAGAATATGTCATAGCAAAACCTTTTATCTTAGTTCTGATATTATCTACGCCTGTTTCATCTGATGCATTAATGTATAGATAATCACAATCAATATTCTTTACAAGAATTTTAGCGAGTGTTGTTTTACCTGTACCTGCTCCGCCATAAAACAAGTAATGAGGTAAATCATTTTCTTCTATGTTTCTATCTATTTGCTTCTTCAGATGTTCGTTTCCGATGTAGTTATCAAGAAGAGCAGGACGATACTTCTCAACCCAAAGTGTATTTGTTTTACTCATTATTTGTCCATTGCAACAAGAAAGTAGTCAGCATTATAAGAATTTGAAGAGAAAGAACACTTCAATAATCCTGCTGAACTAACTGAGATAGAAATACTATCTGAATCTTTATTAGCATTAATAATACTTCTTAGATGGTCTGATGCGAATGATAGTCCATCTATGTCACCACTGCTTATCACTTTAACAGGAACTCTTATCATATCAAGATTCTTTGTTCTATCATAGTTTACGACAAGTTCGTATGAATCATCACTACCTACTACCGTAAAATGATTACTTTCAGTAATAGCATTACAGCCATTTACAAATGCTACTGCGGCTTGCTTTGTCATCTGTAGAACTAATTCAAAGTCAGGAACATTTTTTAATTTAGCACTCTCGCCAAATATAGATAAATCTCCAAGATTAAATTTAACTTCTGCGTTATCATCCTGTAACTTCATAGCTATGATTCTATCTTCGACTTTTTGATAATCAAGTTTACAATCACCATTCAATACTGATAAGATTCTAATTAATCTTTCAGTATCTACTATGCCTAAATCTGCATCAGGTTGTGTAAAGTTATTAAATTTTACTGAACCCAACATTTCTTTACCTTCAGTAGTAAAAGAAGTGTGTAAAGTATTGTCTCTAACTTTCCATATTGTGTTTGATATCAGACCGCCAAGATAATATTTTGATATGAAACTATCTAAGTATGTTCTATTCATTATTGTAACCTCTTATTGTTTAATTTAATTGTTCTAAGTATTCTAAAATTTCGTACTCTGTTTCCGGAGAAGGGAATCCTGTAAACCCATTCTCATCAGTTATCATTACAAAAGGGAGAATCCCGATATCATATCTAAGTTCGTGTAAAACATTTTCTGCTTTTAAATATTCATCATTGTTTTTAACATCTGAAATGTCAACTAATTTATATTCAAATTTATATCGTTCCATAAAAGAAACAGCATATGCACAATTTTTACAACTCATTTGTGAATTATGAAATATTCTCATCATTAAAAGAACCTCTCTAATGTAAACTTTTTATCTACCGGTTTAGACCAACCCATTGCTTCGTAAAACATCATAATCTTTCGATGTAGATTTTTATCGTACATTTTGTCATAGTCAATGTAATCACGAATGTATTGTAGAATTTCTATAGGGTCTTCATAACCTTTGTATGCTAAACTTTCGATACCTAATGGGTTCTTTGTGAGATAGACCCATCTGATTTTTTCTGCTGAACTTATTAATAAGTATTGTTTAGAAATCTCAAAATGTAATAATAAATCATTATAATTTACAGCAGACTTAACGTGTACAGGAGCTCCTGATTTGAACTTACTAAATGTTTGTTTTTTTAATTTACGTTGCGTATACTTCTTCAAACTTTTAATACCTGTAGGCATCGATATATTGTCAATAGGCATTGTATTCATAGAAGACTTAAAATTTAAAATTCTGTCATCAATCTTCTCTTTAGGAACGTTAGCAAGAACATCATCAAGAACTTCTTTTAAAAGTTTACCACAAGCCTTAGGAAAATTTGAACGAACGGTATCAATACCTTTTACCATAACCTTGTTGACATCAACTCCGTTATCATTAATTATCTTCATACCATATCGTTTTTTAGCAATAAACAATCCTGATATAGCAATAACCTCTTGTTTAATTTCAAACTTATGATTCTTAATATTACAAAACTTCTCACCAAAATAATCATAACTCTTATTAAGATATGCTTGTAGCTCTGATGCTATTGTAAGAATACGTTTACTCATCATTGATTTTGAATTAGTATTCTCATTCGGGTATCTATGTTTTACTAATGGCAACGCAGATGCGAAAATAGAATCAGTATCAATATAAATCACGTGGTCGTCATCAGTTCCTAATTCATTATTGTAGAAGTGATTAGTAATAGTTTTACTAAACTTGATTAATGATTGACCTGTTAGTGTAGTAGCTTCAGCATTATCAATATCATAGAATCTAAATACTGATAACCCAAGAACACCATATAAACTATTTAACATAATTTTTTGAATCAACTGCCTTCTATCAAAATATTCATAACGTTCTGTATTACCATCGTTACCAAACTTCTTTGCTAACTTACGATATTCTACTCTTTCATCAAACCACTTAGAAAGAATAGCGGGAATCAGACCTGTTTTGTCAGTACGATATAATACACCATTTGCTGAAATAGAAATCTTATTATCTGTTACGTATGATTTAAAGGCTTCATAACTCATTGATGCTACTTCGTTACCATAGTCATCATTAATTTTATATACCTTTTCTACTTCTCGAATAAAATCTTGTTCACTCCATTCTTCGAGTTTACCTAATTTAGTTTCAGGTGATATGTTCAGAGACATAATAACAGAAGGATACATAGATGTAACATCTAAATCAAATACCCAATCGTGTTTACCCTTTTGTGGTACTGCTACGTGTGCACCTGCAAACTGAAAGTCTTCTGCTAATTTAGGTTTAGGCTTTTTGTCAGGAGCTACAATCCCAAGTTTTCTCAAATAAACTAATATAGCACCTTCAAGATATCGTGATGATGTAAACACATTTTCATAAGGAACGTGTCCGGAGTGAGTTAGTGCTTGTGTAATACTGATGAAATCTAATTTCTTATTGAGTTTGTCTACGATTGCTACATCTTGTACGTTGTATAAAACAAATTGTGTTCTATCATTATTGTATAAATCATTGAGTGTACCTTCATACTCAACTTTATTCTCTCCGAGTTCTTCTTCTGCTATAGCATCCAATCGATAACTTGATTTCTCTGTATATGTAAACTTACGATATAAAAATAAATAATCTAAATGTGATACTCCTGCTATCCTATGTTTACTTTTGAAGTCTGACCATTGTACGATTCCTATAGGACTAAACATAGACGCTACTTTTTTACCTACTATTTTACAAGCACGATTATATAAATAAGGAACATCGAATTTCTCTGTATTCCATCCTGATATAATAGTCGGATTTATTTCTCTATATCTTGCGAAGAATCTTTGTAGTAAATCAAACTCTGAATCAAATGTCTCAACATTAAAATTATTTCTAAGTATATCAGGATGATTTAAATCAACTTTGCCTTCAGGGTCTAATACTAAACAATGGTATGTATCATCTGTACAATCATTAAAACCTATTGATGTTACTTCATTAGGCGCTTCATCAGGACTCGGAAATCCTTCTGTAACTTTTACTTCTATATCAAAAAATAAAGTTCTATGTCCTTTTGAAATCTCATCTGAGTCTGCATATCTGTCAACTAATACACGAGTTTCTGCAGGTACATCTGATTCAAATAATCCACGTTGTTTAGGGTCGTAGTTATATACCTTTGTTAATTTATCTCCAAATAACGAAGTATAGGTACCCGTAGGTGACTTCTTGTAGGCATACGGCTTAAACTTGAAAGTCTCGTAACCCTTGACATCATCCCAAAGATGAACTTTTTTAGTTTTTATTTCGAAATAAATATTTTGATACATTAATTGCCTGTCGAGCCAAAGCCACCGTCACCACGTTTTGAATTACTTAATGTGTTTACTAACTCTACATTAATAAAATCTAAATTAGCTCCTACTACTTGAAAAAGTCTTGTATGTTTTTCAATAATAAAATCTTCATCTGATAAGTTATCTACAGGGACCATATAGTTTCCTCTATAACCCGCATCCATTATACCTACAGAATTAGCCATTCTCAAAGGAGTCTTTATTATTGAAGAACGTGGAACGACTTTATAAGATAAATACCTGTCTTCTATATTCATTCCTTGTAACATTTCGGGTGGTATGTTTTGTGTTAGTTGTTTATTAACTGCTTGGCACATCTCTGCTTGTATCTTTAAATCTATTTTCATTCCTAATGTTTTTCCTGGCACAACGACTTCTTCAGGAAAATATAAATCTACACCCGCATCGCCTTCTACGTTTACTCTTTTTTTATATAGTGGTTCTAAAGATTCATCCAAGACTTTAATTCTTAGTGTATTCATAATTATACTCTCTCAATTTACGTTTAAACTTACGAAGAAAACCTTTAAAGGTCAAGTGTTTTTTTGAAATAAATGGGGGGAAATTAATCCCCCCGATTTATCATTTTAGAAATTGACTGCTAAGCCAATATTGAAGTGTCTTGGTGTACCCAAGAATACTTCAGCATTATGAGGAGCGTGAACTTTGTCACCATACCCATTATACTTTGAATTATCAACAGCATCTTGAACATAAACACCATCAAGTGCGTTGAACATATGAGCTGATATAGTCATATCAAGTCCTGCTATCTCAGGTAACTTATAAGAAGCGTGTAAGTCTAACTTACCATAAGATGGAGTTTTCCATACTTGCGCTCTATCTGCGTCACCATCAACTTCACGACTATCAGGAGACCAATCTGAAAAGTGATTATCATACCACTTGTACAGACCTTGTACTCTTAAACCATCTATTGGTTTTAGTGTAAGACCACCAACATAAGATGTCTGTGGCATATCACCAACCATTAGTTTGTCAAGAGCATATCTATACTCAGTAGATGTTTGACCAATGATTTGATTATCATCATTGTATTCCATCTCAGTATAGTCACCATTAGCATCTCCATCGAAATACCAATCACCTAAACTTACGATGAAGTCAACATCAACCATTTCGTGAAGAGCCACTTTAGACTCAATCTCTACACCTGAGTGTGATTGATTTACACCTGTAAGATAAATGATGTCAGTATCACCTGAGTCACCTTGTCCTGTAGTAACAGACTTAGTTAGGTTTCTGTCTTTCCATTGAGTGTTATAATAACTACCCTTGATAGACACTAACCCACTATTATATTCACCACCAATTTCCATTGATGTGAATTTCTCGTTATCAGGATTCTGAGAAACATTACCATTATAATCGATAACGTTATCTAAGATTGGTGGCTTCTGAACATATCCAAGATTAGCAAATGCTGATAGTCTATCATCAAGATTGAATCTACCACCACCTTTAACTTGAAATGTTGTGATTGCATCTGCTTCGACAAGTTCTTTCTCTACAGAGAAATGGTCTTGATAAGTATATCCAATAGTAGATATTCCACCCATACCATATAAACTGAACTTCTCAACATCATACTTACCTTGTAAGAAAGCACCAAACCAATCAACCGTTGTTTCGTTGTGATAAGCAATTATGTCGCCTAAACCAACTTTCTTTCCGTCAGGAGCATTGTCATCAGCATAGTCTACATAGTAGTCACCGCCGAGTAAATCACGAACTTCACGAGCGTGTTCAATACCGGCTGTTCTCCAATCAATACCAACTTGAACTTCAAGTTCGTCTGATACATCATAGTTTAACTTTGAAATTAAACCATAAGTGTTCTGTCTGTTGATTGAATTACGAAGTATACCTGTTGAACGATTTTCTGTGTCTGAAAAAGAAGAATCTACATTAGCAGAGTTCTGTGCTATTTCAGCATTCCAATCCCAAGTCCAAGGTGAACTTGCATACCAAGGGCTTCCTTCTATCGCGGGCATCCTACTTACGCTACCATAAGTTCCTGTACCACCACCGGAACCACCGCTCCAATATGCTACTGAACTTAACCTCATATCGTCATTGATATCAAGAAAGTGATTCAAGTTAACGAGAGGCTTATGAAAGAAATTCTCTCTTTCATTTAAGAAATCAGAACTATATCTATCCTGTGTTTTATCACCATACATATAAAAGTATTGTTTACCTTTATAAGAAGGGTCTACAGGAGCGACATTCTGATTATAGAACCTACCTGCTTCAGTTTCAAACTTCTCGCCTGAAACATACGCAGAATCATTATAACCATCAATACTACCTGCTAACTCTTGAGAGTAAGTAGCAATATTTTGCTTATATAAGTTCTGTCCGTGTCTTTGTGGTGCACCGATTCCATACAACTCGAATCGTTGTTTATCACTAACGGCATAACTTGCACCTGCATAGTAAGCCCACGCATCTGTCCAAGTTCCGTCAATGAATCCATCACCGGTTTTTCTAACTATAGTTCCACTCAAAGCTAACTTATCATTGATAAGACCTGAGTTATAGTTAATAGTAGATTTAAGAAATCCTCCCTCACCTACTTCTTGTTTGAACTTACCACCTTTCTCCTGCGCTGCAGGGTCTGTGATAATATTCATAGTTCCACCAATTGATGGTGTTGCGAGATTAACAGCTGATAGACCTCTTTGCATCTGAATTGAAGAAGTAGCATCACCTACTCCGTCCCAATTAGACCAATAAACCCATCCGTTCTCCATATCATTCTGAGGAACACCGTTTATCATCACAGCAACATTTCTTTGGTTGAAACCACGTACATTGATACGAGCATCACCCGCACCTCCGCCTTGGTTAGTTGCATATACACTTGGTGTAGTATTAAGAATCATTGGAATATCTTGACTACCAAGTCTGATTTCCATCTCTTCTTTACTAATATTAGTGTAAGCAACAGGTGTTGTTTCATCAGCTCTTGAAGCTAAAACTTCAAGTGCCGACATCGCTACTACATCAGCTTCTAAATTGAAACTAACTGAAGCAACTATATCGCCAATCTCTACTTTTTGAGTTTGGGCGATGAACCCGATGTACGATGCAGTAATATCAAAGTTACCTGAACCTGTTTCAATAACGAATTTTCCTTCATCGTCACTTACTCCACCAAGTTCAGTTCCTTCAACAACTACATTCGCTCCAACGAGTGGACCATCTTCAGTACCAACATATCCTGTAACTGCTTGTCCGAAAACAAGGCTAAAAGACATCATTAATACTGAGATTAGATTACGATAGTTCATAATCATTCTCCTATTGTTGTGTTGAACATTGGCACATTTTTCTACAGGTGTGCCGTCTGCCTGTCCGCTTTTTATTAATTTGCATAGTCTTGGTCATCGTTATCACCTGTCATTGGAATAATTTCACAAGAATCATTATTACAGAATTTATCTACATCTGCTTCTTCATTCTTAATTACACCAAATGATAGCTTACCGATTTTCGAAACCTCTTTTTGATAAGTCTTCTCATCAATAGCTTCGTAAGGCATCTGTTTGTAAGCACCTAATTCGTGTCTTGGTAGCAAACTTATGCCTTTTAACTGATATTGATAATAATTCAAACAAGGGGCAATTTGTTCTGATTCTGTTTCAGGATTGAACGTTACCGTACAACTAACTTGATTATCAGCCCAATGTCTTTGCATAAATGCTGCTAAAGAGAATTGTTCCCATATTGAAAGTTCTCCTGCTGTTTTGATATTCTCACCAACATCAACAGGAACTTCTACAACCATTGTTGTGTCTTCAGAACCAAATGCTGGTTCTATATGATAACCTGCTTTTTTCATAGGTTCTAATAAATCTGAATGTTTTGATATTCTCATTCTTCTTTTATAAAATCTTGATTCAGGATAATGGAGACCAGGTGTAGCGCCTGCTAATAATGAAACCGTTCCACTCGGTTTAACACTTGTAGTCTTTATAGAATTAGGTACAGCCATCCAATCAGAATATTGTTTATCCCAAGCTTGAATAACATCGTAACCATCGTTTAACCAATTCTTCAGTTCATCTAATCCACGATTAGTAATAAACTGAGCTACACCACTTACACTACAACCAATTCTTCTGTTTCTTAACATCACACGATTTGTATCACTCCAATGAGTTCTACCTAATGTAACCGTCTTTGCATATAGATACGCATATTTTAGGGTACGTGCATAATCGTCAAAGTCTTCGTGATTGTCAGGAAACGTTTCTACTAAACAACATAACTCGTAAGATTCAAGTGTCTGCTCTAAACAAGGATTACCACCCATAGCTCTATGGTCTTTATCATCACCCCCATTTTTCATTCTTGAATACTTCCTCATATTGTCCAACCAAGCAAATCCTGGTTCTCCATTATCATTAATTCTTTTTGCTGCTTCTGTATAATCCATTCCTAACTCAGCAAATATACTATTGTTAGATGTCCAACCATATTGGTCACGATGTGGATTAACTTTATAATTCTTTAAATCTAAATACTCTTCATTGTCCGGCTCACCAAATACAATCTCAGCAGTTCTTCTAACATTACCTGCTACAACACATTTACCGATTAGATTCATTATATCTACGATTGTTGTAATTGTAATATCTTTTCCACTATTCTTTTCTAAAACTTCAGAGATACTATTATGAACTTCTTCTAACGGGTCAGGTCCACTTGCTACTCCACCGAAACCACTTATCGGTTCTCCCGCAAGTCTTATCTTTGAGTAATCAAATTTCATTTTACCTTGACCATGAAAATAACTTTCTAATAATAGTTTCATCGACTCAACCCAACCTTCACGAGTATCAGGTATTTGAAATACTTGTTCATTTTTCTTTTTGTCAATGCCTTTAACTACTATCTCTCCTGCACCCTTTGTATCAAATCCAACTCCAACACCTAACATACTTGCATCCATTAAAAATGTAAATGGTTTAGCATAGTCTTCTTTTAGTGTTTTTGTCGATACAAATGCACAATTATTTAGGGCGGCGTATAATCCTTTTTCTTCTGTGATAGGTGTACCCATAGCCCACAGACCGCGTCCAGGAGGCAAGAATTTCATTGTAAAAATTCGCTCATACATTTCTTGAGCAGACTTTTGAGCTTGCCACGCATTCCACCCTAATTGGTGTGATTCAATCCAATCTTTTTGCATAGAGTAAGTTCCCTCTACGACTCGTTGTACCGTTTCCCACCATCGTTCATTTTTACCATTTTCTTTGATTCGTGAGTAGGTTCGCATATAAACTAATTCACCTAATCCGTTAAAACCGAATGGTGCCTTTTTGCGTTTGTATCCGTTAATAAAATTTTCTGAGAGTTTAAATTTTTCCATTTCTGTATCCTTATTAGTCTTTTAAATCGTAACAAATATAATTAGAATATATACACATTTTAATCAAAGCCTTTCATATCATTATTGTTAGTTTTATAGTCTTTATATTTCTGACCTAATGATTTTCTTAAAAACTCATCGTGATTATTCATTTTACCTTGTACGTTCTGTCCTTGCTGTGTCTGTTTGTCGAATATTTGAATGTGTCCTGTATTAGTATTTATAGTTGCGGGAAACGTAATACCATCGACACCAAATCTATTTTTAATTACGTGAAATCTGCCTGTGTTTGCTATCTTATCTTCTACTTTACGACTCATACTGATAACGAAGTCAGCAGTCATTACTTTACTATAATCTTCAGCTACCTTACTTGCGTCAATAACATCTTCTTCAAGTGCTGAACGATTTGCTTGAGAAGCAGTCCATATTGGAACTCCAAATTCTCCTGCCATGCCTCTCAAGTCTTCATATATGTTACCAAGTTGATGTCGTCTTTCTGTAAAGTTACCTATCGGCTTTAATATATCAGCATAATCTACAATAATCATATCAGGAAGTTTTCCTTGTAATTCCATTTGTTTAATATGTGCCGCGAGTGTTTGAACAGAAGCAGTTCTTGTAGGATAATACTTTATTAGTAAGTAACCTTTTATCGCATCTAATTTCTTTTGAACATCATCTTGATAAAACTTTAGATTTCCTGTAGGGACTCCTGAAAATATTGTATCGTATCTCAAACCAACATACTCAGCATTTAATTCTAATGTGTAGTGTGCTACACTCAATCCTGCTCGAACACAATTAGCACCTAATGCTTGAAGAGTCCAAGACTTACCGATACCTGCGGGTGCTACAACAACACCTAACTCTCCGCCTGCCAATCCACCATCCATAACTTCATCAATAGTATCCCAACCTGTTTTTACCGTATCACGTGCTGATTGATTCAATCTCTCTTCAAGTGAAATTAAATACTCGTGTCCAAGATTTCTATCAGTACCTGCTCTTAAAGCATCATCTATAATTCTTTTTATACTATCATAATCTTTACCTTCAAGTAAATCTACACTCTCTATAATAGCATTTTTTAATGTTTGATTTTTACAAAATCCAAGTACTTGTTCTTTAACAAATTCTAAATCTGTAGCTTCTATATGTCGCCAAGATTCTTTTAAACTTTCTACTACTGCTACTTTTAAAACATCGTTACCTATTTCATCTGTTTTAACTTTTAATACTTCAAGTGTAGGGACATTTTTATACTCTATAAAATATGCCATTATAGTCTTTACTAAAAACTTATTTGAATCTGATTCAAAATAGTCAGGATTCATAATATCAGAAATTTGTGCTGTGAATGTATTGTCACTTAATAAAGAAGACACTACTTTCGATTGAAACGTAGGGCTATATTGATTTAAGTTTTCTTTATTCGCCATAAAGTTCCTTTTTTAATTTTTGATTTTTTTTACTTTGATATCGTTGTCTTGCTTTATCCAAAACTCTATGCCTATTTTTTAAATAATAGTTTTGAGACCACTTTAATTGAGCGGCTCTTCGTTCTTCGTCTGTTTTATATTTTATTTTTCTACCCATTTCTCGTAAGAATATCTAATGAAGCCCAACTTTCACGTAACCACACTTCTAAGTTTTTTATCTCATTAGAAAATCCGTCTTCAATATACATTTGTCGAAATTTATAACTATTTAAGTGATGTGGCCGATTGTCAACAAAATCAAGAATTTTTTGTTTCGCACTGCCACTTATAATTATCTCTCTCAAATCCATTAATTCAAAATTTCTTTTTAAAATGTCTAAATTATCTGATAACCTGTTATCTCTACTAACCAATTCTTTTAATGAAACAGGTTCAGTAGCCATTTCAGGACATATCTTCATTAACGTTTTCAATCCGATGCCTCGTACACCTGGAATATTATCAGATTTATCACCATCAACCATTCTGTACATCAAGAAGTTTTCAGGATGTATATCATACTCTTCCATTAAAGTTTCAGTAGTGTACAACTTCTTCTTTGAAGGGCTATAAACATTTATTCTGTCATCTACTAATTGTAGAAAGTCTTTGTCTGTAGACATTATAGTACAACGGCTGAAATTTCCTTTGTTTGCTACGTATGAAATTACATCATCTGCCTCCATATTGTCAAGAGAAAAAGTTTGTACAGGTAAACATTCTAAGTACTCCATCAATCTTGACATCTGTTGTATCATAGATTGTCTTTCACCGCCATCTTTAGTAAACTCTACTTTACGATTTAGTTTAGATTTAAAAGCACGGTTTGCTTTGTATTCAGGGTAGAGTTTTCTTCGTTTCTGTGAACCACCTTTACCATCGAAGACTATTAGGATTCTTGTAGGTTGTATAAGTCTTATTACATAACTCAACGACCTCAAGAATCCTATCATCCCCCCTACGTGATAACCATTGTCACTCATCATAGGAATAGCACTAAAGCATCTGATAAAGTTATTTAGACCATCTATTACTAACACATGGTCATTTAACTCTGTTGGTTTTGACGGGTTATTTTTTATTTCGTCAAACAGACTTAGGTATCGTTTTTTCATCGTATTCCTTTACTTTTTGTGCTATGTAATCTTCAAGTGAATGTTCAGGTATCCATCCTAAAAGTTTGTGTGCATTAATGTCTTCACATAATGTAACATCCATTTCTCCGGGTCTTGGTCCTATATTTACACTATCAGATTTGTACAATTTAACAAGTTCATTTATGCTGTAGTTTTTACCTGTTCCTAATTCAAAGTACTCTGCTCTCAAATCACTACGTCCTTGACAAGCAATCAAAGCACTACATATATCTAATACGTGAGTAAAGTCTCTTCTTTGTTCACCATTGTTTGTAACCGTTAAAGGCTTGCCGAGTTCTTTCAATTCATCGAATACTGCAACAACCGTAGCATATGCACTACCTGAAGGAATCATATAATCACCATATACATTATAAAATCTTGTTATAATAGTAGGCAAATCATACACTTTAGAATATAACTCACACAACAACTCACCATTGTACTTATAAAAAGTATATGGATTAGCAAAGTGGTCACCATGAGTAGAACTTGAGCCAGCATAAACAACAGGTATATTGCCTCTCATCCTAGCCCATTCTAATATATTTTGTGTACCGATTGTGTTAGATGAAAATGTATTCATCGGTTCATCAAATGAAGGTTGTATTCTCGCTAATGCCGCAAGATGATATATTATGTCAGGCGTACCTTCTGAGTCATCCCCTAATACAATATCATCTATACGTTGTTGAAAGAAATAGTCTGCAACATCAAACTCGTGATATATAACTCTGTCGCTATCGATTCTATTATGATGATAACCTGTTGAAAAGTTATCTAATACTTGAATATACGCTTCAGGTTGTTCTTTGAGTATCTTACTAATTAAATTAGTACCTATAAAACCAGCACCGCCTGTAATCAATATCTTCATTATAACTCGTCCGCAGGTTCATCAGTTTCTACAACATCATCCAATCCAAGAGCTGAAGTATCATATTTAAGAATCAAGACACTACAAATTTTTTCATACAACACATCTGCTAAGCCATCGTGTTTTTCAAGAATAGACTCAAAATCTTTTGATTGAAATTTGATATCTTCACCTTCGTGTTCTATAGTATACCAAGCGCCTGTTTGTTTAAGAAGTTTATATTCTTTCATAACTTGTAACCAAGATGATTTATCATCTATACCTCTATCGAAGTATAAAGGAAAGTCTGCGCGTCTCAAAGGCGGGCCTAATCTATTCTTGATAACTTGTGATGTTATAGTCATTCCGATTGTATTCTTTTTTGTATCTTTAATCTGACCTTTGTTCTTCAATCTAATACGAGTTGAAGCGTGAAAAGGCAATGCTTTACCGCCTGATGTTGTATAAGGGTCACCAAACATAACACCAAGTTTTTGTCTTAACTGATTAGTAAATACAAGTGCTACACGTTGTCTACCTATCATTTGAGTAATTTTACGAAGTGCTTTAGATATGATGATTGCTTTGTGTGTAGCATATCCATCTTTATCAAAATCAGCTTCCATTTCAAATTTAGTAGATGCCGCAGCTACTGAATCAACTAATATTGTTACTAATCTATTCTTATCACTTTCACGAACTTTAGTCACAATCTCTTCAATAGCTTCAAATATGTCTTCTACCGTTTCAAGATGAAGATATAACATTTTACTACTATCTACACCGATAACTTGTAAAAAGTCTTCACTAACTGCTGTTTCAGTATCTATATAAACTGCTACACCATCTTTCTTTTGAGTTTCTGCAAGTATATGTGCACCGAGTAATGATTTACCACTTGACTCTAAACCATTAATTTCTGTAATCCTTCCAACAGCTATACCACCATTTGGTCTATTAGATATTGCTAAATCTAATATACTCGAACCTGTAGATAAAAATTCTCTAATATCTGTGGGTGTTGTATCACTACCATCAAGAAAGTAAGCTACTTTTTGATTGCTAAATTTTTTGTTTAGGGTGTCGGCCAAAAGACCCTCTAACCCGTCTTTAGTATTAGACATACTATAACTCCTATTCGAATGGGGCGAACTTATGCCCGCCCCGAGTTTCTGTTTACGTTGTATTACTTATTGAAGAGTTGGTCGAACGCTTCTGAAGTGTCTTTAACCGTTTTCTTGGAAAGAACTTCAGTTGTCACCGAATCGCCTTTATCATTACCCTCTTCTTCAGATGGAGTCAACCAAGTATTAAGAACTTCAGTAAGTTCTTCATAGGTCTTCTCTTGATACATTTCTTGAATGTTTGGTTGTTCATTCAACATTTTATCAAGCATCTTATCATCTTCTGTGATTGGATTTTGATTAGGCTTGACCCTTATGTTAGTAACAGGAAAGTTCTTTCCTGCTTCTTCAGCAGAAATAAATTCTACCGTTACATCACGACCATTCATTGAATCTGTGATGTCACCATAATCAGGGTCTGCTATTACAGATAGAAGCTCTTGATAAACCATTTTACCAAAGCCCCAAAATCGAACACCTTCGCTTTCTTCACCACGAACTATTACAGGTGCAAATGTTCTCATTTTAGCCATGAGTTTCTTTGCTATCTGATAATCATCTTTGTTACCACTTGAACGAAGTTTTTGTGCAAACTCTTCGATTGGGTCAGGACGACCAAATGTTATCGGAGACAAATAAGTCTTGCCACCTAAATCATAATGAAAGAAAAGTTCCTGAAAAGGATTCTCTTTATTGTGTTGATAAGGCACGATTCGGACTACTTGTTTTCCTGGTTGTGGTTTCCAAAGATTATTGGTTTTCGTGTTAGAAGTTTGAAGTTGCTCTAACCTTTTGCGTATTGCTGTAATATCCATTTGATATTCTCCTATTGTTATTATTTAATTGTTAATTGTTACTTGAGTAACCATTCATATATAAGTATGGTTGTAAAATTCAAAACGTTAATTTATTTTTATAAATCAATAATTTCTTTTAATCGTGTATCTATTTTGTTTAAGCCTTGTTTATTTGTCAATAAAATACAATTACGATAGTTGTTCCATTGTAATCTATACGATGTGTCTAAGATACCGTTGTTAGCATTCCTAATTATAATGTTAACTGCATTGATTGTGTATAGTGTATTTGTTTCTTTCTTTCGATGTAATAATATTGTGTTAGGGAGAAATCCCGATACTTCTGATTTTAACACATTATAGGTCAACATTAACTCATTAGAGTTTTCTGTTCTTTCTAAAACATAAAGTTTTTTCATAGAAAGTGGTGCAGACTCTTTGATGAGTAAGACCATTTCAGTAAGTTCTTTCTTGTTAGAGAAAGTACAAAGTAGTTGTGAATCTATCATTATCTAACTTTTTTTCCTGTCTGCGCGTCTAAAGCTACGATTGCTGATGGATTAGTGTTTTCAGGACTTATCTTTTTCTTTGGTGGCGATGCGATACTAAATCCTTGGTCACAACTAAAATCCATTCCTGAAATAGTATTTATACCATCTGCTTCTACGGTTTTATATTTACCTTTTTTAATAACTTCGTCTGTGTCTGAATCTTTTTTAAATCCTGATATCTTGTGTGCAACATTATTAAACTTATTGTATTCTGTATCACGATTATTTATTCCTGCCATTACTTTTCCGTGCGCACAATGTTTCATAAAAGTTTCTTTAACTCTTCTCAAATCATCTTCAGTAAACCCTGCTTTCATAAGTTTTCCTTTATTCCCCGCTTTTTTCATAAATGCCGAAAAAGCTTTCTCGCCTGTTTCTAATCCTGCGTTGTAAATCTTATCATATTCTTCTTCTGTCATAATACCATCATTTACAACTTGTGCTTTAGTTGCATCTCTTACATCATCTAACTCTTTTATAACTTCATCACTTGGTGGATAATCATCTCCATTGTAAACTTTATCATATGTATCAAGTAAATCATTTATAGTTTTTCGTGTGCTTTTATTCTTATAAACGGTTAACGATACTTTACCAGCAGAAGAAGACCTAGCTCCTGCATCATACTTTACACTTTCACCGCCTGATACTTCAATACTAACTAATACTTGTTGTATTGATTCTGCTAATTTTTCAGGGTCTTTTGTATCGCCTGGGTCTTTTATAGCATAAACATCAGTTACTTTAAAAGTTTCAGATGATGGTAAAATAGCAGTAAATCCTTGTGATAATCTGTGCATATAAGTTATAGCTTCTGCTACTTCAGCACGTGAAGTCATCATATCACCTAATGCATTCATCTCTACTAATATTTGCCCCATATCTTCATTAAATTTATTTGCTCTTTCTTGTTGTTCTTCAAATGATAGATTATCCCATTCAGGGTCTTCTAATGGGTTTTTTACATTTCTAATTAATTCTGCTAACTCATAATGGCTTCTTGATAATGGTGGATGAGGAGGCGTAGTACTTTCTAATTTTTCTTCTAATGTATTTGCTAAGTCTTGTAAACATTGATTAATTGCAGTCTTTTTACCTTCAGTAGTACTTGTATCACCATAATCAACTACTTCTAATTTACCTTTACTTGCCTCAGCTGTCTCTGCTAATAAATCTATTTGGTCATTATATCTTTGTATACCTAATACTGCTTTTCTTGCTTTTCTCTTCGCTTCACCAGCGTCCATACCTTTTTCTATCAAAGCTTTTTCTACATCACTTATTCTTGGTACAGATTTTTTCGTATGTGTTTGACCTGCAATAGTTGCACTTACAACTTTACCTTTCTTTTTGTCTATCTTAATTTTTTCTTCTTTTCTCTTTTTATTTATTGCTGTAGGAGCCATCATCTTTGAAGTGGTTCTTGAATTAGTTGGTGATGCCATTTTTAGTCCAACTGCATCTGCTAATTTTACTATTTCATCATATGGTGCTTTACCTTTTCCACCTGTCATTGTTGCTTTTTTTCTTGCTTGTCTTGCAGGTTCTCCGCCACCTACACTTTTGTTACCGAATCTCCAATCATTTGGACTTATGTCTGCTATGTAAAATTCAGCACTTCGTTTCTCTTCATCAGGCTGTCCTTTTTGGTCTTTTACTGCTACCCATCTTCTCAATGAATTTATCTCATCGTCTGTCATTGTTTCTACTTTTTCTTCTTTAATCTTTTGAATAGCAGAACTTATATTTTTCTTATCTTCATCAGGAATAACGTTTGATTCTTGAACTCCTGCATTAACATTATCAAGTCCATGGTGTACTTTTAAGACTTCTACTTTTTCACCTTTAGGTCCTACTTTTCCTGTAATGTCTTTATCTAAATTAGGATTTTTAGGTTCTCCTGTAGGTTTACCAAATTCATCTAAACCTTTCTCCGCATATTTTTCTTTTTGTTTTTCTACTTTAACATCAATATCATCTTTTGGCTTTTCTGATGTTTCTTCATCATCCTCGTCTTCTTTTTCTTTAGCATCTAATGCTTTTTGTGATTTAGGGTGGTCTTTAATATATTGTGCTTGTTGTTCAGGAGACAATTTTGTCCACCACTCATCGTCTTCTCTAATAAATCTTTCAGATAATTCTATAACATCAGAGTGTGAAAATCCTATAGATAAGAGATAATCGTATAATGCTTCTCTATCTTCTTTTATAGTGAAGTCAGGATAGCCTTTATCATACATCCAAGATATATTGGTAAGCAGTTTATCAAATGAGTTCATCGTAGTTTTTACCTCGTTTCATCTTGACAGGGAATCCATCTTGTTGTAACTCTTTTTGAACAATTTCAACAAATTTATCTCCATCGTTTTTGTTGTAGTCAAACAAAAAACTATCATAGTGATATAATACTAACGTACTTTTAAAGTCTTTTGTTTTTTTTAACAAACTCTTTAATACTAATATGTTTCTCTCTGTTTCTAAACTTTGTATCATATAATTAAAAAGTTTTGAAGGATAAAAGTCCTTTACATCTAATGTTATTCTTCTTTTATAAATATCAGTTACTAAAACTTTATCTCTCTTAAAACGTGACCACAGATTAGTGTAATATTTCTTAACCTTACCGAAAAATTCGTGTGTTTTTGCTATATCATCAGGTACACCACCATATAAATACTTAAAAGTCATCGTCTTTGACTCTTCGTAAGATACGTTATATAGTTTACTAAAATGTTCGTGTACACTCTCAGCACCAAAATCATATCCTATAATCTTACCAATCAATCTTACGTGATAAGCATCAAAGTCAAATTCAATTAATTCATCATATCTACTTTCTATCATCTTACGTGAACCATCACTTTTATTCATAGCCGCAAAGTTTAAACCATCATAAGTATTACTCGGTCTACCTGTAGGAGTCAACACATTATAATTAGTAAACATCAAATGGTCTTTCGAAACATTATCTGATTGTCCAGCTGGTACTCTTAGTGGATTGACACATAATCCAACTCGTTCTACATCTGCAAATACTTTATTAGCATCTGAATAAAACTCATTATATTCATCACCTATATTTTCTTTATAGTTTGTGAACAAATCTTGACAATACTCTAAATGTTTCATTAAAGGAATAACAAAATTATTCATCCCTTTAGAATGAAAATATCTATGTGAAGTAGTCAGGAATATATGATTATCAACTAAATTTCCTTGTTTCTGAAACTCTGCTTGTTGTAAATCAATAACGTTACTAAAATTAGCAAAGTGGCAAACTGCTTTTATATCTGCTACGTATTTAGGAACATCAGTATCTAAATGTAATAAACAATCTAAAGTTAGTTCAGGAGCTTCATCGTGATTGAATGATAGCATATATTCGTTATCGTTAGATAACCGTACGTATAGCATCAACGGATAATCGTTTAATGGATGTTTGTTTTTACTTCCTATGAAATGTAAGAACACCCAATCAGAAGAACGATATTCATCCACAAAGTCCTCAAATTGGTTGTACTTTTCTATTATAACCACGTCTTAATATATAACTTTTTATTGATAATGTCAAGTATTATTTTTAATAACTTACGTTTCCGCCTGCTCCTCCTGTCATTACACCTGCCGGCGGTCCTGATAATGCGCTACCTGTTTTTTTAAGTTTCTTTGGAACTATTTCATTGTTTTTTTCTTGTAGAGGTATACTCTGTGTAGGTGCAGGAACAACTATGTTTCCTTTTGCATCTCTTGGTATTTTTTCAATACCTAATGATTTACGTTGTTTTGAAAGTTCACTTGCTGTTGGTATAATGTAGTATTCTATATAATTAGATAACATTCTATCAAGACCGGGATGTTTAAAATTTTCATCAAAAACCGTTCTTCTATTTTGAGTGAACACATCTTTAGCTTTTCCTGTTAATCTCCATTCAATACTAAATTTTTCATATAACGGAGAATCAAAATCTTCATCTACTTCTTTAAGACCTTCACTTGGGTCATTTCTTCTAATAACAAAATATCGTGTAAATGAACCATTAACGTAATCATTAGATTCCGGCCCTTCTTTTATAAAAACATCTGCCATTGGTTCATATGTTTTTCCAAAGTTATTAGTGTAAGCAGAGAAATTACTTTCGTCTACAGGATTCAAAGGTTTAATTATTCGAGATGTAGGTCCGTGACTTTCACCCGTCATATAATATTCTTCAAAGTCAAATGTATAATGTATATGATAAGAAGTTCCTTTTTTAACTAAAGTACCATTAGAAACATATATAAAAGATGTGTTGTCAGGTACGCTTCCTGCATTAGGAACTGCTCTCATAGTGTTATCTTGAATTTGTCGTATTTTATCATAATCTATCATTATAATCTCGATTGATATGTTCTAACATCTGAAGGACCATTTGGACCTGTTAGTCTCTTTAAATAATTATAACTACCATCTTCTTTTATTTCTGATTCAGCTGCCCTACATCGTGACTTTTGACTTTTTTCTTTAGACGCACCCGGCTCTCTTGCTTCTATCATTGAATCCCAAAATTTTCTTCGTTCACTAAATGGTACAGGGTCTTCGCCTCCACTTTCTCTTCCTGTTCCATACATTACTTGGTTTTTAAAATAAGTTCCTCGTTGCGTTACGTTTAATCTGTCTGTAGTAGTTATTGCGGCTTCAGCTTTACCTAATACAGCACCAAGTGTTTTCCATTTAGGAACTAATCTATATATTAAATTATTTTGCCACTCATCCCCACCAAAATAACTTGAAGGAGGTGTTGCTGGCTTCTTTTTCTTTGTTCTCTTTGGTTTTCCTGAAGGAGGGTCTTGACCTGGACTTGGCTGTGCATTAGGGTCTCGCATCAACGCAGGATTCATAGGTGCTGGTCTTCCTCTTTTTATTTTAATATTTTTTCTGTCGTTTTTCTTTTTGTCTTTTAGAACCGTTAATTTTGTTCTTTCAGGTTGATTTAATATAGCATTAATAATGTCATTTGTAAAATCATTATCTTGTCCTGTTGTGTTATTAGGGTCATTACCTACTTGTGCTTGTAGAGTCTTTCTCATCTCCTGTATCTTATCACCTATCATCATACCATCTTCTGTTTTTCTATTTGCTATATAACAATAAGTTGTTTCTCTTTTATCCCATTCACCAAAGTTCGAATTATCATCACCTGCAACAGAATCAGAATACTCTAATCTTGTGTATAATCTATCAAGTAAATCTTTTGGGTCTTTGCCGAATGATTGAAAATAAGTTTTTCTTATATTATTAAACTCTTCTATACTCAAAACATCTGTAACACCTAAAGAGAATATTATAGGGTGTGAGTTTTCACGACCTTTAGGATATAATTTAACATCTTGTTGTGGCGCGTCTTTAAATGGTTGTATGTTCGCTTTCCCATCTGTCATCTGTAATATTATATTAGCAGTTTCATTCTCTACCATAGCATATGGAATAAAGGGCGGCGGAGGGGGCGGTACTTCCCAATCTTCAAACGAATCAAAATCTAATTCTTCTAATTCTACATCATCAGCTATATCTTCTTCATCTGATGGAACAGGAATAGACGGTCTTGGTACGGGTGGTATAGGAGGCGGTTTAGGCATATCTGAAAAATCTTCAAACTCTAACGGTTCTAAAGGCAAATCATCTGCGATATCTTCTTCATCTGAAGGAACAGGTATGTTAGGATACGGCACATTAGGTAATGGGTCTCCCACAGGTGTAGGAGCTGGTTTTGGTTTAGGTTTAGGTGTTGGATTAGATATTATTTTTTTAATGTTTTCTTTTTTCTTTTTAAATATTTTTTTAGTTTTAGACTTCTTTTTAGGTTGTGGCATAGACTTAGTTTTTCTTCTCATCAATCCTGTAATAGAAGTTTCCCACCCGTCAGAAGTTAATTCTTGTTCTATATTTTTAACAATAAAAAAGAAGTTGTCACTAATTCCATCAGGTAAATAACTAACCGTAAAAGCTTGTCCTGGCAGTATACCACTTATCCCATCTATCTTGAAAGATAACTCAAAATAACTTATTGTATTATTTAATTTTTCTAAAGAATTTACATTATCAAGATAAATTACGTGGTCTATATAGTTTTGGTAATCAGAATGTGTACTGATTGATACATAAGGAACTTTTCTACTGCCGTCGTCTACATTCTTTACAATAGTACTATGAGTCAAACTAAATTGGTTAAGAGTTATCCCGCCTGCATTACCGCCTTTTACTTCTATACCTGTTATCATAGCTTTACCGGTGGCACTACTCGTATACTTTCCTGATAGTGAAAATAAGCCGTCCATTTGGTCCGACATTTTTGCGAGTCCTTTATTTAAATCAGGATACATATCACGAGCTTTTTTATCTTCCGCATCAGGTGTAGAATCGTGTTCATTAGTAGGTGGTCGATTTTGTAATACATATGTTGGAGCGATACCAGCAAATGATGGAGAATACTTTTCTCTTGTAACTCTTAAAAAGTTTAAAGGAGCATCAGATATAACTTCTTCTGATGGGAGAGCTCCACGTGAACCATTTTCGACAATAACATTTATGTCTGTTACACTGCTTATATTAAAAGCAGGAGCGTCTTCTTCAGGGTCATAATCGGGTCTCGCAATACTTGAAGGCGGTGCTTCATTATTTTGGGTTAATGGGTAAACAATACGCCCAAATGATGAAGCATATACCGGATTATAAAGATTAGCAGTTGGTCTGTCTTTAATATTTAAATCTTGTAACAACTCAGCTTTTAGGCCTGAATTAAGTCCGCCTAACACATCAGTTAAATCAAAGTTTGTGCTAGCTCCTATAGTAGCGGCTAATTCTACGTTCTTAGGAATTTTACTATTTAATTCTAAAGACTTTACGATAGAGTTTTTTGAATATACATCAAATATGAAATGTTCTTGTTTATTAGAATTTCGTAAATCATAAACACTTAAAAATCCAGGTAAGTGTACATTTGCGCCTACTTCAAAGTTTGGAAAGTTGTGAAAGTTAGAAGATATTCTATTATAAAGATTCATCAAACCTTCTCGTAGACTTCCTACACACGCCATTTTATCAAAAAATACGTTTCTATCTTGAAAATATGTTATATCATCTTTGAAAATAAAATCATAGTCTTTAGCCTATTTCTTCCGCTTCTCCTGAACCATCTCTTTTTAAGTAGGAAAAAAGTTTCTATCACAAAAAGCTCTGTTATTAGTTCCTAAAAAAGAGTCTTGTACTACGTTTATATTAACATACATATTTCGTAGTTTTGCTTGAACGTGATTTGGGTTTGTTGCTTTAGCATCTTTTGATTCATCAGAAGTTACTACAGGATTAGTTATTATAAAACCACGACCTTTGGCTAAAATTTTTCCTAATGCTTCAGAATACGATTTCATCATCGGAATTTGTTCTTTATCATTAGATTGATGTATTCCTAATTGTGTACGACCAAGAAGTGCTTTCATAGCTTCTGTATTTATTAAACAATCAGTAAAACTTTTTGGTACCAATTGTCTGTGTGTTAACATTAAATTACTTTCTAACATAGGAGTTGAGTTATCTTTAGGAAATTTAGTTCCTTCATTTATTTTTTCTTGACTTATGAATAACGACCTTATTCCTGTTGTTATTATCCCTGAATCTATATCAGCGGTTCCGAAGAGTCTTGTTAGTATATTGTCTTCTATGTATTTCATACTACAATAGTAATTTAAATAAAGCTCGTGTACACTAACTTGAGCGTTACCTTGTTTATCGATGCCTCTTTATCTTTTCCTTCTTTTACTTCTTCTCCTACCTTTGTTTTTTCCGGACTCATTACACAAGATATTATTAAGTCTTTGTATGATTTATGTATCGCAACGAATCCGTGTAGTTTTGCAGGTATCTCATTAGCAATTGATTCTACGTTATAAGTTGCTGCAACGTTTGCTGTTTGAGTACCAAATGTATACATTGGATTTGGCCTTAAAGTGTTTGGGTCTTTTTTAGTATCAGCTCCTGTTCTAACTTCTTCTACTTCAAATCCTTGGGTTTCTAACATACTAATAGTTTCGTTAAGTTTTTTCTCTGAGTTTTTTGGTCGTATATAAAAAGTAGAAGATTGGTCTACGTTAGTGCCATTATCAACTTTGTATTGAAATGCTTTGTTGATTTTAAAAACTTCTTGTATATTTGCTTTTATCTTTGATAAAAGTATTAACCCATTTCTTTCGTCTAAATTATTAGAAAAAGGGTCACCTT